TTGTGCTTGAACAGCTTGTGCTTGATACAAGTGCTGATTTTGTTGTTTGAAAGAATTAAAACGCTCTAATTCAACCACTAACGCATTATACAAAATATCATCTTGTTCTGAAAAATCCAAACTCTCTTTTCCATTCCTAGAAACTTTAACAGGAGGAGGTAGTTGTCCATTAGGATTTTTCTCGTTTCTGTTTTTAAGTGCTGTGGTTAAGTACTCAGGTTTTTCTCCATCGTGATAACTGAAGAAAAATTTCACACGTTCTTTACCATCTGAATCTTTCTGTTTCGTAGAATTGAAAGAAATAGGTCTTGAGAAATCAATATTCGGTAAATACTTTATGATTTCCTTAGCAAGCCCATTCAAATCAAGACTACCTTGTTGATACAAAGGCACAGACACATTATCGCTTTCAGTTTCTCCTTTGATAGTAAAACTTAAATACGAAACTTTACCAGTGCTCAAATTGTACTCCGTAATTCCAAGAAAGGTAATATGTCCTATCTCTGTCCCACCAGGAAAAGTGTTGTGATAATAGGTAGGGCTTTCAGGTTTTTCATCCTTCTTGTATATTTTAGCAAAGGTATTACCTTTAGCAACCTCTGCATCATATTCTTCTTTCGTCAAACGTGTATATAACATACCGTCTGAGGTTCTAACACTGAGGTAATTTATTTTACCTCCATTTCTAACAAATTGTCTCGCCATATTATAATAATTTTTTTTATTTTATATTCCATCTAAACTAACAAAGCCACGTTCTGTCACCAAACAACCTGTTGTTAGCAGAGTTGTTGCTACAGATGTAGCATTTTGTAGCGCACTTATAGTGACTTTAGCAGGGTCTATAATACCTGCCTCGTACATATCCACAATATCACCATTGATAACATCACAACCGACATTGCGTTTCCCTTTAGCCTCTATATGTTTCTTGACGCTATTAGCATTAAGACCTGCATTATTTACTATTGTTTTAAATGGTACTTCTAGGACCTCATTAACGATGTCAAAACCATCGTAAAACTCAGTGTTTTCCTTACAATCCTCGCAAGGTTCTACAGAGGTTTGTAACAATGCTATACCTCCACCAGGTAATATACCACCCTCAATTGCAGATTTTACAGAATTAATAGAGTCCTCAACTCGGTCTATCTTTTCTTTAGCCTCAACCTCTGTCTTAGCACCAACATAAATAACAGCAAGACCTGAAGATAACTTCATTAGTCGGTTTTGTAGTTCTTTCTTAGCATATTCCTTTTTCTCTTGAGAAATAAGAGACTTCAGTTCATTCTTTCGGTCTTCTATACTTTTCGCATTTTGCTCGTCAGCTGTTATGACAAACTCGTCAAGTGTCACCTCTATCTTCGAACAAGTACCCAAGTCATCAAAAGTTACATCTTCTAAAGAATCATTCTTTTCAGCAGCATATAACTTTGTACCCAAAAGAGCAGCCAAGTCAGAAAGAGCCTCATATTGTTCAGTACCATAATAAGGGGCTTTGACAACAGAAACTCTCAACCCCGCAGTTGAGTAGTTATGAACAATAATTCTTTCCAAAGACTTGTCCATATCTTTACAAACAATAACTAAATCTTTATTGTTGTCTTTAAACACACGTTGCAAAAGATTACTATCACCTTTCCCGAAATCCTCATAACCCGAAATATACTTGTTGGTAACAAGAACATAAGGTTTGTGTAATGTTAATTTCTTGAAACCTATAGGTATAAAATAAGGAGAAGTTACACCTGTGTCGTACTTTATACCCTCAACAACCTCAAGATAAGTGTTAGGTGTGTTACTCTCTTTAAACGTAACTAAACCTTGATACTTTACTTGTTTGAAAGCCTCCAATACAATGTTACCTAACTCTACATCGTTGTTTGCAGAAACAGTTGCCACCTGACGAATCAACTTCTCATCGTCTTTAATAGTTACAGCTGTATTTTTAAGATGCTCGCACACAAGCTCAACTGCTTTATTTATACCACGTTGTAGTAGAATAGGGTTTGCACCTTGTTTTATTCTATCTATACCTTTGTTAATCATCGCTTGAGCAAGGACAACGGAAGTGGTAGTACCATCACCAACCTCCTTGTTAGTACCCAACGCGACTTGTTTTAGCAATCTTGTACCCTGACGTGCGTAATCGTCATTAGTATCCACGTAGTTTGCAACAGTCACACCATCTTTGGTGACTTTCACAGAAGTAGGCAATGTGATAAGAGCATTCATACCGCGACCCCCAAGTGTAACCTTAACAGCGTCAGCCACCAAATCCACTCCTTCTTTGAGTTTACTTAGTGCTTCTTGCCCAAACAGAACTGTCTTTTGTTCTTTTTTTTCCATAAAACTTTTTTTATTTTTTGCTAACTTTTAAAGGGAGGTCATTCACAAGAACGTACTTAGACACACCATCTAGGACCTCCACGAAATACATTTTTTTAGATTTTACTAATTCCTTAGTCACTTCAACAACAGAATCATACTCAGTTCGATTATCAACACCCGAAACCAAATCTAAGTTTTCACCTTTCCATCTAAAACCTAATTCTTTAAGTTTTAGAATGTAATAGTGTGAGATTATAATGCCTTGTTTATTACTTCTAAAGCGAGCAGAAATACCTAAAGTACTCAACAATTTGATGAGTTCCTTTAAAAATTCCTCACTGCCTGTGAGTAATATGGTGTAATAAACTCGACCACCCTCAGACCTTGACACAAGATTCCCACTTTGTGCAAAGAGACCCTCTAACCAAGATATTCTATCTCTAACACAATATAGCTGCTTGAAAAAGCAAGAGATATTACCCGCTTTAAAGTTCCTTTTAGCATTAAAGCCATCGCTATAAGAAATCTCATCACACAACAAATCACTGTATAAACAGACAGGTTCGATTTTCGGAAATCTGAAAGATGAGTCGTACCTTAGCTCTCTCAACGAGGCAGGAAATGGTATGTACTTACCTTTCAATTTATCGTATTGATTTTTCAAGAAAAATTGTTCGTTAGTCACTAACACTTCTTTACCTAACTTGGTTTTAACTCTGAAAAATTTCTCCTCTTCAACGATTAGTGACTTAACTTCAACGTCCTCAAAATAATCAAATGCTGTCTTGATAGCAACCTTAGAGTTTTCCAAATCTTCCAACTTTCTGTAGCCGTCTCTCGTTAGAACAAGAGAACAACCCTCCAATAACAATTTGTTACCCTCCATTATTTACTATAATTTTAGGCTGCAAAATTACAAATAATTTTACAAATAAACAAATTTTCTAACAAAAAAAATATTTTTACAAAATATTTAAAATTGTAATTCTTGCTCCATTAAAGGTAAAATTCCGTCCCTTTTTAATAGCTCATAAAGGAACAAACGACCTTTCTGCGTCCATTTGGTATTCAACTTACTACCTTTTTCACCATTTCTGTAAGTTATAGAAACTGTCTCACTCTTTGTATAACCTTTGTCTGCGTGATTTTGATACAAAAGCCAAGTCCCTGATTGTTTAAATTGAACTTTCTTATCGAAAAGAAATTGGTTTAAAGATTTAGCACTCATCCCATAATCTTTGGCTATCTGAGTGACAGTTGAACAATCAACTGAACTTAAAATCAAATCGTAATATGTAGCTTTAGGTTGTAACTCGCTAATAACCTGTTTCTGTTGACCAACCTCCAAACGAAGCTGTTCGTTTTTCTCAAGCTCGTCCGCATAGGCACGTAACGCTTGAATGAAAGTTTTAGGAACTTGTCTCACATTTAGTTCCTTCTCCATCTCTTCAAACTTGTTAATATACGCCAACTTAAAATCGTTGTAACCTTGAATGTTAAACATATAAAGAGTAAAACCTTTCTTGGTGAGAAGATACTCTTTGTACTCCCTCTGCTGACCCTCAACCCTGTAAGTGCTTGATATACAGAGAGAACGGAAATCTCCGTTTTCTAAAATCTTGTCAAGAGACTCTAAAACATCTGAATGTCTCTTACCTAACCCCTGAGCAACAATCCTACTACTCACAACCAAACCATAATCTTGGTTGTTTTCAATATGAACATTTAACAACTGTTCCATAATTTTTTAATTAAAAAAAATAAGTCGTAAGGAGTGCTTTTGAAACTCTTAATAATATGTTTCCTCCTTACGACTTTAATATTTTTTATATGTAAGAATTTCAAAAGCGGTGCAAAGGTACGACTAAATTTTAAACCTGCAAACTTTTTGAACGAAAATTTATAAATTTAGAATAGTTCTAAATAACAACCGCTACTTCTTACTCCGATATAGTTCTGTAAAACGACAGGTAACCATATCCCCGCAAGGTTCATTATGAACCTCTGTTTTTTGGTCTTTTTTATACTTACCTACAGTCACGTGTTTAAACTCGAAAGGTACATAAGAAACAATGTCTAAAACTCCACTGTCATCTGAAGATTCAAAAACATATTGATTGAAAACGATGTTTTCACCATCAACAGTTTTGAAATCTAACATATTACCACAAACTATATTCTGCTCTAAAACCCACTCCAAATTTAAACTCAAAAGGGGGTCTGAACCAAAAGGATTTGTATCTTCTGCTTCTTTCAGCAGTCTCTTCCTTGATTCTTCAACATTATCGCAAGCTATATCAACAGCATAAATTGAACTAATAGCCTGAATTAATTGAGAGTCATACACATCTCTATCTGTTGAGTTCTCACATCTCTTTTTAACTGTTGAGATTTTTCTGCGTAATATTTCTATAAGAAAATTACCTGTGCCACAAGACGGCTCTAAAAAAGTAGCGGAAGGGTCGTAGCTCTTCTCACCCACCAAATCAAGCATAGCTTTAACTTCTCTTTCGTTGGTGAAAACCTCACCACGCTCCTTCACTCTACTTTTACTTTTTATTTGTTTGCTTTCAGCCACAGCTAAGACTCTTTTATAAATGTACCATTTACTAATTTACCTTTACGTTTAGAAATTATGCCATAAACACTTTCTAAACTTTCAGTCAAGTCAATGTTCTGTATCTTAGCCTGCAAGATAACAGTCACTATCACATCACCAATGGCATCAACAATTGCGTCTCTGTCATTTTTCTCAATAGCGTCCTTCAGTTCGTTGACCTCCTCTTGGGTTTTAGTCCATTGCGCCATAGGGTTTGCGGCTTGGATTATACCCTTGTCATACCCCCACTGTTGTATGTTTTCCACAACATTGAGTAGTCTCAAAGCTCTATTTGCTTTATCTAATTTTCTCTGTAAAATTTGGTCTTTTCTTGCCATTATTATAACTATTTAAATTTGTTGATTTACATTTTCTTTTTAAGGAGTTCAAACATTTCCTTTTTCTTAGAATTGTAAGTCTTTTCGTCTATCTGGCTGAAAATGTTGCGTGTAAAACGTTGAATTTCAGCCGAACCTTTGGTACAAACCTCAATCTCACCATTGTTTCTTATGGTAAATTGCTCCGAAAAGAACACATTTCTATGTTTGTAGTCCTCATTCTTAGAGAGGATTTTGTGATAACGATTAAAAATAATCTGTCCTCCCAATTCAAGTTGCTCTAAATAAAAGCAACCTTCTTCTAATTTCACTTCTTGTTTATTCATCTTTCAATTGTTTTTCTTCATTTTCAACACCTTTAATGAGCTTGATTAATTCTTTTTTGATAGTCTTTAAAAACCTAACATCTCCGTCATAACAACCTGTCATATACAAAGATTTGTCCATTTTCTTAGGAGGTGTCAGCTTAGACAATCCGAAAACCCAATCATAAGTTGCCCCTTTCTTGTCCTCAAACCTTTCAGCCTCACCTAAGCCGTATCTCTTGGAAATCATATCAAACAACACGCTATCTTTTAAAGACCTACGAACAGAAAACACATTTGGTTGCTTCCATATTAGATTTTCAAGATACATAATGTTTCTTTGATTGTTAATGCAGTCATTGACATAGTCCTCAACTATCTTGTATACAACCTCTACACCAAAACCTGTTGCGGAAATAAACCACATCAAATTTTCTCTAATCTTAGCCTTAACACCTATTGTTTTGTTGTTCAGTTCGTACAATTTTATAAGCCTATCCTCAAGAACCAACACACTCTCATCAAATTCATAGGTTTCAAGTTCTCTGAAAAAATCAGAACACTTCTTAGTTAATCGCAAAGAATTAATATCACCCTCTTTCTTTTTGAGATATGTTAAAAATTCTTCCTCCACTAACCTATCTATAACTTCTTTCTTTTCGTCTTGTATAAGGTGGAAGTCTTTTTGATGCACTTTCAGTAACAACATATAATCAGTATCACTAAGACCTTTCCTATACAACATTTTAAAGTTAATATAACTCATAATAGTATCACTTCTTGTTTTTGTTTTTCAACCAATTTCCTAAATCAAAGGAAAAATAACATATTAGGTAGCCTATTGTGAAAGAATGCGTGAAATTGCGAAAATCACGCAAATTCTCAAAAACCACAACATTGTAAACCCAATCCCGATACTCTTCTCCGAACCAACCTCTAGTTGCTCCTAAAATAACAATGTTGATTATTAAATCTAAAACACAAACAACCTCGAAGGCAAATGTAGGAAAATTGTTTTTTATTTTGTCTATCATAGTCTTGTAATTATAATTTAACGCTGCAAAATTACAACTATTTTCGAAACTTACAAATATTTTTACAAATATTTTTACAGCACTTGTTAAAAAACTCATTCCCTCGACCGCAAGGTGTTGGGAATGAGAAAATTAAAATTCTAAATAAAATGAATAAAAAAGTGTAGGCTTTATTTTATTCTTCTTTCTTGGCAACCCCATCACTGAAGTTTATTGTCTTGCGAACCTTTTTAGTTTCAGACTTTTTGTCTTCAGCTACTTCAGGTTGCACTGCTTCAGGCTGTGGTGTTTCAGCTTGAGCCTGTGCGTTGGCAACTTCAGATTGAAGTTTAGAAACGTGAGTAGCTTTACCTGTCTTTACATTCTGTTCGTGAACACCTGCCAGGTAAGCACCTAAACGATACGCAATTGTTGATTCCAACGGCATATATGTTTCTTGATTTTCGGCAGAACGAGTAACCCAATCTATAGGACTTTCTCCCTCTTGACGTGGTGACAATTTAACCAAGTGCTGAATACCCTTGCCTGCTATATCACCTAAAAAATTAACTATTTGCAAGAGTGCTTGACCTTCGATTTCAACTTTATCTCCTGCTTTGTACCCAAATAAAGATGGGTCTAATTGTACAGCTTTTTTTGCTTTGTCGTTCATATTCTTTGACATATCTCTAATCTTTAATTATTGCTAAAATGTTTATTTTTCTGAAGAAATACAATGTTTTACCATCGTAAATCGTTTCGTAAGGGATTGCGTTCTTGTCTATAAGAACTTTGTCACCTTCCTCGACATCGATGTCGGAATTACTACTTGTGCCGCAAGACACAACCACACCCTCAAGGTGTTTCTTTGACAAAAACATATCATTCTCGTCAGGTATCAAATCAACCAACACGCGGTCGGCATACGAGATAATTTTACTCATAACTAATCTTTTTTTTACTTTTTACTATCGTAATAATTGTTCATATACTTGGCTGAGAAATTGAAATCAGAGTCACGGATTACAATACCCTCCATATTTTTGTTTTCTTTGAAAATGCTTTCACATCTTTCAATCAGCTGCTCTTTACTTTGAAACTCTTCAGCAAACAATAATGGAACAACAGGCAATCTGAGAACACTTGATTTCAAAAGAAAATCTTCGTAAGGTAATCTCTTAGTAACCCCATTCTCAATCTTGTCTATACTGAAGAACTTGATGTTTGGCTCTTCCTTAGCTGTAGCATTTAGAACATTACCACTACCTTTAAAGGTTTTACCATTGGCTTCACCTCTCAAGACAATGTCTGTAACACCAACCTCAATTAGAGCATCTTGATATTGTTTTCCAACCTTGACAAACTCATTTTCATTTTCAACCTCTTCATAGATGTTCAAATCAGGCTTTCTGAACAATAATATCTCTTTCCAAGTCTTCTTTCTACGACCTACAACTTTCTTGACAAATCTGCTGACTTCTCTTGTGCTAGAGCAAATTTTATCAGCTGAAATCGAAATAGAGCTTCCATCAATTTTTTGCGTTCCCAATAAATAAACAGGGAATGTTAAACAATGCAACTTGTTATAGATGTTAGTCTCATCTGTTTTGTACCAACCTTCAGGAAATGTTTTGAAAGAAGTTTTAGAAGAATTACCCATAGACCCACCTGTTGAAATTTCAGGCTCTTCGTACTTATACACTCCTAAATTCGATTCGTCCTCAACAGCAGCATACACAGAATCATACTTCTTAGAGTAATCTTTCACATTCTCCATTATGTAATGAACAACTTCTTCCAACGGAAGCAATATACCGTTTGAATAAAGTTTGTCACCATTAGGCACTTTAGACAAGTTAAAAGATTTGGCTCTGATTCTTCTTGGTTTTCCACCAACTTTACCTAACAACGACCTATCTTCGTTTCCATCAGGAGCTATAAAAGAGGAGAAAATAGGTATTTCCGATAAACAGTAATCGGGCTGTATGTAAACAGCTTTGTCTCCGATGTTATACAAATCTTTCTGCGCCACAATTTCGAACCCAGTCTCCTCTAGAGCTATGAGTTCCACCTTGCTTGCTAAATCCTCTTTCTTGTAAAGAGGTATTTTAGCTTTAATTGTTACAATCTGTACAGGTTTCATAAAATTATATATAAATTATTTTTAAATTACTAAATTTTTCCACAAACTCCCCGATAGTTATTCCGCAACCTTCAGGGTCGTTTTCCATTTCGTCTAAAAGTTTGGCGAAATCTTCATCGGAAATCTTATTCAAAGACTCCTCAAAAAGTTTTAAAGGAGTTTTCTTAACCTCCTTAAAACCATTCCTCAGAGCTTTCTCATAGAGATTATCTGGGTCCGCATTACTGAAGTAGTTTTCTATTTTGTCTTTAACATCTTTTAGTTTCATAGTTTTTGTTGTAATTGTAATCTTTTAGAAAAAAGAAGATGTAAAAAATCTTCTACTTCTGTAGTCAAGTAAAACCATAACGACATCATAGCCATTACTCAAGTATGTGATAGGGTTATCGCACCAAACATCTACTTCAACAAGCGTCTTTCCGTCAGAGTTTAAGGTTTTAAACTTAAAACCACCAAAAGAGTTAATAGTGGCATTTTCAGGTATTAACAGCTTCACATCGCCCCAACATTCGTAAGGAACAAGTAAGTCCCAATCAGAGTCAGGGTTCAAGCCTTTGAAAATCCCATCTCGCCCGTTAAGAATGTTGAAAGAATCGAAAACCTTATTTGCTCTCGAACCTGCAATTAGCGCACCTTTCAGACACATTTTGAAAACTAACTTAGGCATAGGTAAGCCGCTAAAATCTTTTTCCATAAACTACTATCTTTAAAACGCGGCAAAATTACAAACTTTTATTATAACTTGCAAACTTTTTTACAAATTTTTTTTTCAAAGATGTAAGATTTTGTCGCAAAAATGCAACTAATTTACGACAAAATCTTGACTAAATAAATCTAATTCGCGCTTACTAACTTCCATTTCTAATGCAAGTTTTCTTGCTATAGCTGTATAGTAATTCACATTTATAGGATAATCTGTAATATGTCTATCAGGGTTATAGGTATTTAAGAGTTCCACACCGCAATCCTTGTGCATTTGTAGAAATCTGTTTGAAACAGCCTCTCTTTTATTGAGATACCTACCTGTTCTAACGAAAAAGTAACGATTAATGTTCTGAACTTTCTCGTCACCCCAATAAACTTCCCAGTTCCTAGAAACTTTTTTAGCAACACAATAATCAAATATTGTCAAGTCATACTTTTCAGGATTTCCTATAAATTCAGTCAAAGGAATACCTTTCAAAAAGTAAGCCTCAAGAGCTTTTGGTATGACTTGCATATTCACACTATCCCCTAAAGGAATATCGTCACCATATCTAAATACAGAGCCTTTCCTTTTTATCTTGTTAAGACCTGTTTTATGGGAAATAAAATTACAATTGTCATCCAACATAAACTCTTCCTCTATTAAAGATATGTAAGAGTTGGTGTTAGAGAAAATCATCTTTTTGTTTATTGTAAATTCCCAAGTAACACCAAATTCTTTCTCTATTGACTTAGCTATTCGACAATATTCTGGAATAAGGTCTTTTCTTATTTTGACAGTTGTACCATCTGTATTAGTAAAGAACACAGAGCAACCATCAAGTTCCGCAAGTTCTTCTATGAACCTAAGCTGTATAAGCTGACCTGTTACACGCAAAGCTAAAATCTCTTCAGGAGAGTAAAGCCAAGAGGTAGGACAATCCGCTAATCCACTAAACGTTTTGTTATCGTGAAAGTTCTTTATCTTTCACCTCTGCGTTTTCTATTTTTTGAGTTATTTACGCAGTCCAGACTATATCTTCACCCACGTGGGGTGTCGGGTACTCGTGCGAGAAATTATTGTTAGGCTCATTCTCGTAGTCGTTGAACCTTCCAAACTCCTTTATCCTAAGTTTGGCTCGGCTGCTGATTGTCTTCTCCAAGATTTTCCAGCAATTCTCCCGATTTTCAATAGTTGATTTCTCAACTATGCAGCATTTAATTTACTGTTAAGGACTAATTTTAAAAACTTGTCTTTTTTCTTGTTCCCTGAGTGCTTAGCTTCAATCCTATCGTCTTTTATTTCTAAGTACTTATCTAAAACTATCTTAAGGTCTCCACGTAAGAAACCATATTGTATAAACAATGTTGGGTACAATGCTTACCCATCTTTTATCTTTCAATAAAAGCCCGACTATCCCTTTTTGACTTTCTCCCATTTAAAGCCATAAATTGATGGTTTCTCACCACTGCAAGCCGCATAAATGTTGTGTTTCTTGTATGATGGATTTTCGCGAAGTATATCCGAAATAGTCTCCCATTCCTTAACTAAAGTATTATCGAATTTGTTTATTTGTAAAAACTTGAATTTTGAGTTTTTCAACTTTAGTTTTTCACGCATTTGTTCTTTTTTATCAGGATTTTCTTTCCAAAACTTACTTGAGGATTCACCTGTTTTCGCCCTTTCTTCTTCTGAAAAATATCTATTTTTTAAAGATTCAGCAATTTTAACAGAAGTTAGATAATGAGTTTTAACACCATTTTCTTCGTCCCTCCTTAAGTTGTAACCAAATTTTGGGTCACACGTTTTGAAATAATCCATCCAAAAAACCTCTCTTTCCAACATAACTTTCTTGTCCGCAACATCAAAAGTCTCTACAATCTCATATTCAAAATTAGCATCACCATATTTATGATAATCTTCAATAAGAAATCGATTTGCACATCTTGAGTTTCTCAGTTTCAATTTAGAGCGAATAGAAACAATTCGCTTATAAACATTTACACTTTGACCAATATATCTGCGACCATTTACTTTATTTATTATGCAATAAACAGCAATTAAATGTTTGTGTTCAGTATTTAAAAACATATTATTTATTTTTTTGCAAAGATATAAAAAAATAAATAATCTGAAAACAATAAAGTCAAATTTCCATTATAGTCTGTGAACCTTCCTCCCGAAGGAGGCTTGGCTGCGGATTATCCAATCCTTACCTTTATTACCATACACAAGTGGTTAGCTTGTCCCCTTTTTCATTTCTGTGAAGGTTGGTAGGTAAGGCTCTAAGGATGTCCCCGTCAATTTCGGAAATTTTAATTGCCCCATTGTGTTAAGGCAATATCAGCGTCTAACAACACGTAATCACCACTGCTTTCGTGAATTTCATTGTCATTCACAGAATGTATCCCTCCAACAGATGGTAGTAACATAACCCTTGTGCTATTCTTAACAAATGGAATTTCCATTTTGAATTGCCCTGAACAATTTCTGAAACCCTCGTAAACATTTCTAAAGATTTCAGTTTTAAAATGTACTTCAGGTAAGTAAGAACCTAATTTAAAAGGCTTTGGTTCATACCTTCTATTTCTTATCTCCCTTTTATACTCCCAATATGAAACCCCGCTATCTTTGTTATATGTTTTTCTGCAATAGTCCTCAAGTAGGTATTCAGAAGCAATCTTGGGCGCATCCATACTCCAACACTCAATTTTGTATTCCTTGAGCAGGTAGTGACGCAATTCAACATCACCACGCATCTTGACGTACAGTTTTTCCAACACACCCAAGTCATTACGCATATTATAGCGTATCAACCACTCTATCTCCTCATTCGTCTTAAACACATAATCAGGAGTGTAAGGCAACTCTTGGATTTCGTCATAATTTAGTTGAATAGCCAACGCTTTCAAACTAATATGTTTAGAAATCCTTAAGCCCCTAGACCAATAACACATTAAGTCTATAGAAGTCCAAGCTGTCTTAAACCACTTGTATTCTTTATAGTCATTATATTTTTCACCAATCACCTTGTCAGACATTTGTTTTATCCAAAAGGTGAGGTTGGAAGTAGAACAATAAGCAAACTCTTCATCATATTGTTTTAAAAAATATTTAAGAACAACCTCATCATAGTGCTGACCATTGAATGTAACCATAAAACCATTGTAGTTGGATAACCACTCATATAGTTCTTTACGTTGGTCTTTTCTTGGAGACATTTCAAATGTTAAATCCTCCTTTGTTCTATAATTTCTACAACCTACAAAAAATAAATTTCTATAAACCTCTATGTCTAATAAATAAACATCTTTTTTCATTTCTGTTACCAATTAGATGACCTAATCGAAACTTATCCCATACTCCCTTGAGAAAATCTCCTCAAGAACATCGTGAGGGTAAGTACGAATGTAACCAAAACGAGGGTCTTCAATTCTTTCAGTTGTGTAGCCTCTTTCTTTACATAACTTTACACACATCTTACCGAGCTTCTTAGCTTTCTCTAAACCAACCTTGATTTTCACTTTGTTTGCAAAACCTATTATCGAATAGTAGTCAGGTCTATGAATAGCTTTTGTTTTCAGGTACTCAATATCCTTGCTCTGTTTCGCTTGAACAGCCTCAAGTTCATTTTGTTTCCGTTCAAGTTCCACCATTGCTTGAGCCTGCATAGCTATTATCTCAATATGTGTCATCGGCTTTATTGAATAACTACCTGTTTTACGGATAGAAGGAATAACATCATTAAAAATCCAATCTTGAAATTTTTTAGCTTCTTCTTTTCTTGATTGAAAAATTACTCTGTAAAGATTTGGTTCGCTCACATAATTAAGCATTTGATTTCCACCGTTTGTAGGGGTGTCTATACTATGGACACCCTTTTTATCAAGCCTATCAACTATGTTTCGTGGATTAGCAACATTTAGTACTCCACAAACATCATTTAAACAAAACAAAGGTTCTCCATTCTCTTGGAGAATAACCCTCACCTTACCAAATTCAGGATTTTCGAAAATTTTAATTTCGTTCTTCATAATTTATAATATAAATAATTTGTTACAATTTAATCTTACAATCCACAACTTAAACTAATAAGGAACATCATCATCTTCGTCATCACCAAATAAATCAGGCATATTTTCCTTTTTCTTAGTTTTAGTGTCTTGAGGTTTTGAACCTGCCGTATTAACTGATGCTGTCAATCTTCTTCCGTCTGATAGTAAGAAAGGCTCAACAGCTATGTCAATGTAATTGTCCTCAAGCTCACGAACCTTAAGGTAGTGCCAAAATACATTCCCTGCGGTCAAAAAGTGCGTCCATTTGTTATCAACCCGCTCCATATACTCGTGTAGGTGGGCGTACCTATTGTCCAACGTATTGCCCTCAGAGTCCACAGCCAAACCTGGTATGTTCATATAAAGACTATGACCCAGTTTAAAAGGATTGTGGAGTACAAGGACAATATCTGAGATGTGAAAGATTGTATCCGAGTTGTACAAATCTGAACGTTTCGGTGCTAAATTCTGTATGTCCGTTCTATTTTCAATATCTCGGTTTAATTGAGACAATATTATAAAAGAAACATTTACAAATTCCTTTTTCAACATATTGATGTTCTCAATCAAAGTGTCCATAGCGGTCTTTTTACTACCAAAAACATCACGAACTAACGCAATGTGGTCGATTGTAACCACCACGTGTTTTTTATGTTTATTTTCTTCTAAAAATGCACGAACAGCATCGTACCAAGTTTTAGGGTCGGTAGGGTCTTCTAAGTAGAAAATTTTATCAGACCTTTCGCTATCACACACATCTTTAAATCTGTTTAAATCATCACCTTCAGGTGATTTAAAAAGTATCTCGGTAGCAGATTTCCTAAGTTTTCGTTTTAACTTCCGAATAAGCAGTTTAAAAACAGTCATCTCCCAGTTACACCTAAGCAGCACATAATCATCACAACTGGGATTTAACTGTTTATTAAACATATCTTCTTCTATCTGTTGCAAAACATAAGACTTACCTGAGCCCGAAATAGCACCAATTGTTATGATATTCCCTTTGAAAATACCACCAAGAGCATTGGCGTTGAAATGTTCAAAACGTGTTTTTATAGGCGCGTCCTCGTGTGTTTGATACCTTTGAATTTGCCTCACAGCAACATTCACCAAATCAACCGCCTTTGTTATTAGTCCCATTTCTTTGTTTGAGTTTTTTAAGTAAGTAATCAGCCATATCTTCTCCTTCTTTTACATTTTTTTGTTTTTCGAGAAAATCACTAACCTCTATGTCATATTCACCTATAAATTCAGATAACTTTGCTTGCCACTTGCTGAAAGCGTCTCCCTTATCTGGATAAAATATTAGTTTCTTATCTGCGTAAGGTAACAGCTTTTCACCTTTTATGTTGTTTAATCCACCCGTAGCCAACCAATAGCTTTCAGGTTTCATTATAGAACATATCACAGCAGTTTTTTCACTTTCTACTATGTGAAATGTATCCACATTAGGTGTATTTACCAAATGTTCTCCAAAAAACACTTGTGACAAGTTATAATCATAGGTATTTCCATATTCACAGCTTTTGTTTGGTCTATGAACCCAACTTATTCTGTTGATTGGTTCTTTAACTCTCTTACCTGTTTCCCTATTGTACAGCATTATTTTACCTGTTCTGCTGTTGTAATCTTGGTCTATTTGCCAAAATATAACAGCCCTATCACCCCATTTGTCTGTAGTTCCGAGATAGTATCTCTTAATTATTAAATCAACACTTTCTTTAGGAAAGTTATTGTATAAAAAGTAGGTGAAAGAGTTTAGAGTTTCCTCCAAACTCTTAATCACAAACTTAGAATCAATAACATTAATAAAATCTTTCTCAATGAACTCTTCCTTTATCTCGTTGTTATTTACAACAAGTGGAGCGTCTTTAGGTAAATCTGAAATCTTAGGAACAAGGTGATAACCACAAGATGTCTCTCTATTACATCTGCCAAATTGCTCTCCTATGTACAAACCTGTAACCTTATCCACATATCTTACAAAACTGTGATGTCTACCACAGGAGGGGCAAGTGTAACGAGATTTTAAACCTTTATACTTTTCAAGACCAAAGCGAGGTGTGTCCCCGAATAAAACTTTATTCTTCGTTTCCTCCTTCTTCTTCGGTGTCTTCTGTATAGCCATCTTTATCTAAAATTTCCTTGTAGTTGAATCTGTATCCGTCTTCTAAGACAATTTCGTCACCTTCAATTCTGTAACCCTCTTGACCTTTGTTTGGTTTTACAGCTTTAAAGGTTATAGTCTTAGAATTATCCAATTCGTCATTAAAGATTTCAATCCCATTTCTGAATTTATGCAGAAGATGTATGCAAGCAGTCTCTTGCAATAGAGGGAATAAGGTATCTAGTTTCTCGTTCCCCATTTGTTTTTTAATTTTGTACATTGTACCCATCTCATCTTTTGGTGAGTAGTTGAATAAGACTTCAGCCTCAATTCCGTATGTCTGCTTGAGCATTTGAGCACCCCATTGTAGTTGGAAGTAATAAGCATCGTAGAAGCCTTTTGTACCAGCTTTAAAGTCAATTATAGCTATTTTCTTTATAGGTACAATAAAGGTTTTTGCTTTTGTCTTAGGGTCTCCTTTCTTAGCTACACCTTTTACATCACGTTGGTAGAACTCACCTGTGGGAACAACAGCTGATATTTTAACAGGCTCTTCAATGTAACACAAAAGGTCTACAGGAGTAGCGGCAAGTAAATTCTTATCCATAACCACCAACTCTGTAGCTATTGGTTTCACATTGTAATCTGAAATAAATTTACAAAAACCAATAAGATTATTCCACAAGTGCATTGAGTACTTGTCGATGATGAAAATTAATCTTGATTTTTTAAGCACTTTATCTATTAGTGCTTGGTCGTACAAGTCTTTCTGAAATGTTTCTTTTTTGAACTCAAAATCGCTAAGTAGTAGTGAGAACGAATAGTGCATAAGTGTTCCATAATCAGCGCGTTCCTGAGCGTATTCGTCGGGATTTATACCTTTAAGACGCATTTCTACTTTCCACCTATTTAAACCATCCTCTTTTTCTGTAGAGGTTTCTCCCCAACTAATCATTGTAGTTAAAGAGTAGCCCCAATCTAAAATTTGAGTTCCAACTTTAGGGATGTCATTTTCCCAAAATAAAGGAAGTTTCACATACAAACGGTCTCCGCGATAGAGATAACGCTTGAATGTGAAACTTGGTCTTTCTAAACTTCCCTCATTTGAGGAAGCGTATGTTCTGTTCGTAACTACCTCTTCATCAAAGTTTTCAGGGTTAAATGTTTCATTTAATTGTGTTAAGACTTTTAAATAAATGTCTTCTTTCTTTTTTAATAACTCTGCTGTCATAAATTTTTAATATTATTAATTCGCGGCAAAATTACCAAAATATTTTTAACCCACAAACTTTTCTGAAGAAAAATTACGCTTGTTTTAAATTACCGTAAACGAAAGTTGTATCCCTTGTAGCCTCAACAGCAGCAACGTGACCCTGACCCTCAATCACCGCCTTTTTACCTGTTGGGATAAGTGTCTGCCCTACAAAAGTGACAGTACCTGTACCAACTTGAGTAAATGACGTAAAGAAAGCGTTGTTAGTTTCCAAATTGGCGGTTAGCGATAAAGCATTAGGTACAGTAATCGTTATATTACGAGCTTCATTCTTTATGTAGATATTTATGTTGTTATCTAAAGAGTTGATGGTGTAATCAGTGGTAATGTCTTTGTACCTGTTTTTGTTTTTAACAAACGATGGTTTATCTTGTTTGTCTTCTGTAAAATCGGAATTTACAGGTTTTAAGGCAGAAAGATTAACCTCTATGTTCGGTAAACCATTACGAGTAATAACCAACATATAAGTTTGACCATCAAATGACACACCTGTCACGTGCTTATCACCATTGATACTTATAGAACTCAAATCTATAGTGATAGGCTGTTTTCCGTTGTTTTGAGAAAGCGTAATAACATTACCACTCAACGAAAAACCTGTCACATAAGTATCCACTGCCGCAGGAGAAGCTAAAGCTGCTAGGTCCACAGTTAAATCCTGACGACCATTGTTCTGTTTTAGCACAAGAGTTCGCTGATTTAAAGTCAAGGCAGTTGTGTATGTATCCACAGCAAGTGAAGCTAAATCGACAGATAAATCACCGCCACTTCTTTTCAGTTTCAAAACAGTACCTTGCAATTCCAAAGACGTACCGAAATAATCACTCAAGAAACGAGCAATAGGTATTGTGATTGGAGATTTGGTTTTGTTGTAAGTAAAAACAAGGTTTCCATCAGAGGTAGTGATATTACTGATATGAATATCATCTCCCGCAATGTCAGAAATCTTTATACGGCAAATCTCTAACTCAACGCCCGCTTTAGACTTGGTGTACATAATGATATTTCCACCTGTCTCATATTTAAGGAGGGGTTCAAAAACCTCAAGATTTATAACCTCATCTAACTGAGTAAAATCAGCTGTTTTGGTATTACTTGATTTAAGTGACCTGAAGTCGTAGTATCCATCCGCAGAACGAGCTTTATAAACCTTGACACCATCTCCTAAGTTACGGAATGTTAATACGTCATTAATCATCTTAAAGAGCTGATTATCAACCCACTCCAAAATGTCCTGAAGTGTAGAACCTTTAGGTAGGTTTATCACCCGAAATCCTTTGCCGTCATAGATAACACATTCAGTGCCTATAAAACCTTTACAACCACAAGGGTCAGGTCTGCAAGGTTGAGGACGGCAAGGGGTTTCAGATATAACTCGCTCAGGGCAACATTTATTTTGTATGTTCATCTTTTCAACAATTTACAAATTACAATTGTACAAAGATAATTAAGAAAAGCGTAAAAACAAAATAACTACCAGCGCGATAAAAACTATAGGATTTATAAGAACAACCCACAACCCATTGTATTTTTTGAGTTCTGTTTTGTATCGGTAGTTATTTATAAACCACCAAGCCTGAAGTTGCGGCTCGTCAAAATAGCGAATGTCATCATTTGTTAGAGGTTTAAAACGGAAATACATAAATCCGAAAAACGCAAAAAACAAAAACAACAATAGAGCAATCCACCAATAAGGACAATGATAAGCCGAAGAAACCATAGTCAAAGCCAACGAAGGGAATATAAAGTTAGCAGAACGAGTGAAGTTGTGAGGTTTTCCACCAATTTTCACTACATAATTTAGCGCAAACAAGCGCACAATCCATTTTCTCATTGTTATAAAAGATTTAATTGTTTAAAAGTTGTAAATTTATAATTGTTGAATATTATATGTTGAGCCAATCCATTTTTAGCAATCAGTACATTACAATGGACCCAGGAACTTGCACCTTTCTGATTGTAGTCAAGGAGTAATTCTGTATTAGTACCCACGTAGAGCGTGTCGTCAGCCCTGTAGGGTGTGTGGGTGTGCGCAAGCACGATAGGAATACCAAGATTTCTAAATGTCACAGGCGAACCCTTAGCACCATTTGAGCCATTATCTCCGTGTTGGGAACATTCGTATTTACCTATTTTGAAGCTGTCTGTGTGTTTTAAGGTTATAACCTCATCTCCAAAATGATGTTTTAACCAATAAGCAACAACTCCATCTTGAACCTCTCCATCCAAAACCTTTTTGGTAAATTCTAAGTAGAACTTAGCATTATGAATATCTTTCCGCCAATCCTCATCTAAAATTCTGTCAAATCTGTTGTTGTGATTAGCTTGAGGCACTACAGGTTTATACTTCAATTTAGTTCTAACCCAAGTAGAAAGATTTTCCAACTCCTTGTGTATCAAGTGTTCTCCTTTATCAAAACGTTTGAATTGCTCTATGGCGGATTTTATTTTATGATTGTTGCAGCTCTCACCATCAATAATGTCGTGAAGTACCACATTATCAACATTGAAAAACTCACACAACAAATCATTCTGTTTGTCTATCTCAGGGTTTAAATGACCTAAGTGAGTGTCCCCGCAAATTAAACCCAATGCCTTATCCACAACACTAACTTGTTGATTTTCAACATTATAACACAAGTCTATAAAAGAACCATCTTCTTTCGCTTCAACTTGACGAATGAAGAATGTTTCATCATCTTCTATTTCAACTATAACAAACCCAAATTTGTGAGAACCCTCACCAATAACACCGACCGCACTATCTGTGTAGTTTGGCATTGTTACCGCACCTGTTGTTAGTATAATTCTGTTAGGATAATTAGCAAGTGTAGGCTCTGTTTTCAGGTGTAACTTGGGGTGACCCACAATCACTGTCTTGTTATCAGCTAGGTCCTGAATACCTGTCAGAGGATACTTACGTGTTGGAGATATTTTAATGTTGGCAAGGATTTTTAAGTATTTGTGTATGTTATGTTCTCTTGCGTCCCAATACGGACGAGTTTCCTCATTCCAATTTTCATTCTTTGAATCTGTAAACACAGAAGTCGGGTTTTTATATCTACCTAAAATAACACTCAATTCAGCTCCTAAAAATTCCTTATAAGCAAGGATATTATTGAAGAAGTCCTTGTGTAAAGGTGTTTCATTCTGTTCCCAAGTTATTATATAGTATTTTTTACTATTTAACTCCCTCTTAGAGGCTTCTTTAAAAGAAGGTGAATCCTCCAATCTAATCTTGTTATTTGTTATATTAGAATGCTCTAAAATTCGCGAACAATGCCGCCTTATTTTATCGTCATAAGGGAAACAAAACTCTGTGGCTAATATTTTAGAAGCCTCAGTAATGTTCCCCTTTTTTCTGTAGAGCTCTTTTAATCTTTTTACCTGTTGATTGCTTAGTTTCACTTTTATAGTTAATTAGAAATCACAAAATTACAACATTTTAAAAATAAATGCAAAAATGTAATTTTTAAAAATTCTTTCGTTTCTCATACCGCTCCTTAACTAAAATCCAAGCAATCCACAAAAATAAAACTATAACTATAATTACTCTTATCATTTCTTATTTTTCTTTTTACCAAACTACTTTAAAACGTTTTTTCTTTTTAGCAGGTCCTGGTACAGGATTAGGTTTTCTAAAATACGACCTGAGTTTTCTGATTTTTTTCAATCTAACCTTAATCCAACAATAAGTTATAAAATTACATTTTTTGTCATAATCAAAATTATCAAAAGTTATCTTGAAATATTCAGCATTCCTGTCATACAGAGTTTTAAATTCTTTCTGAAAAAATTCATACGATAATTCTTCATCAAAAAAGGAAACTACGTCCTCTCTGTTTCTTTCCAAAAGTTTCAAACCTTTGTAATAGAAAAAACCATCTTTAACACGGTGATTATAATCTGTTGAGTAAGTTACAGAAAAATCTCGTTTGTAACTACTTTTAAATAATTTTATATACATTTTCAGTAAATTTTAATTTCTATTAATTTATTTTTTATTGCGCAAGTAACAGCAACAGCGAGAGCAGCCCATTTGTGGGTAGTTATACCATACAGAACGCCAGGTTTTTTAGCCGTACCAACAGACGGGTTTGAACCTCCCCCAGTTTTTGGGAACATATCCATTAAAGCCTGACGAATATTAGCATCTTTGACTTTGTTGCTACCACAAATTGTTGGATTTATATCCACTTTTTTGTAGAACAACTCAACTTTTGACCTGTCAGACTTAATATCCTCGACTTTTTGCCAATAACGACCAATATATTCAATTGTCCTAATCGTTTCAGCACCAATAGGCATTCCATAACTGGCAATTCTTTCTATTGCCATTATATCATAATCTAATTTTCCTATCAAATCATTCAAGAAATCGTCATTATCACTCACTCCACTATCTTCCACAGAGTGAGAAACACTATTGTAAAGCACCCAACCTGTTTGTATTGTACCTGGGTCTACACCTAAAATCTTCATATCGTCAATTAGTTTTTTCGGGGCAAAATTACAAACAATTTTTAACAAAAACAAATTTTTTTAATTTTTTTTCAAAAATACTTGACAAGAATGAAAAAATGTTGTATCTTTGCCCCCGAATTATGCCGATAAAGGAGCTCAACAGACTTATGTGAGGAGGTTGTGAAACGCATTAACTTGACGTTTTTATAAACACTTACATCGGGTATTGTGAGTTTCGACATAATAACTTGATATGTCAAACGACTTGGGTTATGACTTTCAAATAGTTTAGGAGTATGCGATGAAATGCTCCATAATTAAGAATCCCTTATTAAGCGGAAAACAAGACGACCGCAAGAGTTATAGCTAAGACCAAGCTCATTTCCATTGGGTAAAACCAAGAGCAGAGGGGGGTTATAATTTCTGTGACTTAAGTTGCGGCTTAAGTGATAAGGTCAGGACATAAGCGGAGGAGGGACTGCTGAGATAGCACTTCAGGGAGAAGGTAGAGGCTCTTTGTTGACACGTAAGAATTGTAGAACTACTTTTGTTACAAGGGATTGTTTCAGAATGTTTGGTTCGAGTTTTCGGAAACGTAATGTAAAAGATTTTGGCTTTGGAAGGTTGAGCTTTTTCTAACAAGAGTATTAATTGAAACAGCGGTACGAATATCATCAGTCGCGATGATGGTAGTTTTGAAAGGAATAATGAGGAGCGGGTAGACAATGACTATCTTTTTGTTAAGAGGACAGGGTGTTCTACACAAAAAGGAGCAGGCAGATGAATAAGTGGGTATGTAAGTGTGCATACGAAGCGAGAAGCTGTCGTCTAAACTTCAAGTAAAAAGAGCATTTTGAATTGGTCAAATGGGTGCATAAATCTTTGCGGGGCTCTTCCGGAAGCAAAGTGCTCAAAGGGTGGCTGTTAAGAAAGTACAAATAGGAAATCATAGTCGCGACAGCGTGGTGTAGATTTATACTGAGAGAGTAAATCACTAAAATACACCTGCAGGGTAAGTGTTAAAAAACTTATCAAAAAACTCCTTAAACCACTAAGCGTAGTGGTTACAGACATACTCACTCCCCACATCTCAATCTTAGTAACAAGATGAATTTTTTTGGGGGGAGGGGGGGCTCACCCTTGAGAGATTGCTTATGAGAGAGTACTTTATGCAGAATTTGCTATTTATAAACAAATATTTCTTCAATTTTAATATTTTTCACCAGTTTTTTCTTCTGAACTGATTTTTCATCCTATTTTTTTCAGAATTTACTACTATATTACCAAACTACCAGACTCTGGTACTACACTGGTACAACATTACTACAATATTTCTGCCACTACTATACTCTGACCTTGATACCTTTCTACGAAGAACATCAGTTCAAGTGAAATACTTTCATCTTAAACAGAAGTCAAGGTTATTGTAAATGCGTTGTCAGAATAGTGACAAATATGGTAGTAGTATTGTCAGACCAGTCACTAGGAAATACATTATTTCAGAAATAATAATTTAGTAGAACTAGCTAGTTTAATTTAACTAGTAATTCTAGTAAAATAGTTCTAAGAAACTAGCTAGTTCTAGGAAACTAGGAAATTTTTTGAAAATTAGCTGATTTTCAGGAAGTTATGTAGAAAATTGCAGAAAAATTGAAAAAATTTCACAAAAACACTTGACAAAGTTGAAAAAATTTCGTATATTTGCAGCGAAAATTGAAAAGCGATATTCCAAGAGATGGAGGAGAACAAAAATAAACCAAAAATTTTTCAAACAATAGAACCTGAGAAATCAGTCAGAGTTTTAGACACAGGCTCAGAAAAAATGAACCTTGATGTTAAAAACTGTTTGACTGAAGAGGGTTATGATGTTCGGTTTTTGGAGAATGTGAAAATTCAGTATTTCGACATAATATTTAGCGATAAGTTGGATATTTGTAGAAAGATTATGACAATTTATGCGCTAATTGTGAATTTACATCATAGCGAAAGTTTCTTAAAACAAAAAGGCGCAGAAGTATTGGCGTTTTATATGGCAATGGGGTACTCACAATCTACCAAAGATATGATTGTTAAAGCTCTTGAGACAAACATTCGAAATTTGAATCAAATCAACGCTGAACTTACCAGAAAGAAATTCTTGGTGAGAGACCCGTACAACACACAGAAACGCAGCTTGTGCCAAGAACTACAACGATTGCGAGACTTCTTCCTTGATGCAGGTCGAGAGTCCTCTTTCAACATTCGATTTAGAAAGAGAACTGACGAAATGGATAAAGGCTTCGAAATTGTTGCTGATTAGTACAATTGAAAAATGACAGAACAGAAATCAGATATAGCTTTCACAAGCGACATAATCAAAAGGGTTGCTAAGGAGTTGAATGTAAGTGAGAAGGAGGTTTCAAAAGTTTATTACACTGTTGTTGGTTATTTGGATAAAGTTGTTCGAGAGTCAAAACACGTAGCTGTTAAGATACCTAAACTTGGCTATTTCTATGCTACAGAAAAGGAAACTTCTAAAAATTTACGCAGATTAGAATTTAAGAAACGAACTGATGGTGGGTTGAAGGAGAAAGACGAGAAACTTTTAAAAGGTTTATGGAAGAAATACGCGACACTTCAAGATTATAAGAAGAGTTTAAGTATGAAGAAATTGCCAAAAACCATTTCTTATCACTATCGTATTCCTACTCACAAGAGTTGGATTTTTGCTCGCGGTAAAAAACTTGAGGAATTAGAGGATTTTCAAAAAGAACTTGCTGATAAATAGATTTTGGAAAAGGTTGGTAAAATACAGACAATTGTAAGGGCTTTCACACAGAAATCAAACATTGACGAGAACATACTTAGGAAGAGGCGAGAAATATGCAGCTCTTGCCCTTTAAACAGCTTAAACAAAGAAAAGACGGGTGTGTTTGAGGAAATAAGAAAAACTGTTGTTAAAAAGCCTTTTTGTACAGCTTGCGGTTGTCAGATAGAACAAAAAACAGCATCTGAGACAGAAGTTTGTGGAGCTGTATATTTGGGTCAGAAACCCAAGTGGAATAGAATAAAAGTAGAGACGATGAAAAAGACAGACATAAATGTTATTAACTTGTCTGAGGACAAGATGAATTTAGATTTATCAATTGACGGCTCTCATTTCGTAGCAGAGTGCGGAGAGATTGATAAAAATGTTGAAAACTCTTTTAGAGTGAGGATTGAAGGTAAGGAGGACGCCTACCGATTGTACGAACCAGTTCCTGGTTGCGGATACTGCACAAGAGTTTTCAGAGAAAGTATTTCTAAGGGCGTTGACGAACTGAACGTTGTTTTTGACCTTTCGCAAGAAGATAGTGGGGTTGGAATTGTGAAATTTGTATCGCTCACTTATGAAAGTTCTGAAGGAGTTAAGAACACAAAACTTGAGTTTCGTTTTACACCTAGGTAGAACTCGAAACCAACAAATTCGACAATTTAAATGAATTATAAGAATTTAAACATATTAAAACTCGAAGAATTAAATGAGGTGTTGCCAAAGGGTTATTCTTTTGGTGCGCTTCTTTATTCTTTTTTGAGAAAACCTATCCTGTGGGAGAAACCACAGAATGGTTGCATTGCGTGGCTGCTTGATGTGAAAGACGAGGACTTTTATTCAGCTTTAGAAAGAGCCATTGAAGAAATAAAACAACACAACGAAGAAACTACTTATACAGATGACAAAGAAATACTTGAAGGATAAGGTTCTGGATTTGTTAAGATATAGTGAGGTTTTACTTACTACTATGACAAAAGAATCTGAAAGAATTAACGCTAATGTTGATGAAATGTTGGGTTTGATTAACAAAGGTGAAAATTTCGATAATTTGTTCGATAACTACAAGTTCGACCGAATTTATTACAACTTGTTTGAAGGGGAAATTATAAAAGTTTATGCAAATGTTGCTGAATTATACAAACTTGCCAAAGACGAAGGCGTTGAGTTCTCAAAAGAAGAAATTGAGAAATTGGAAACAATTTTGAAACAAGAGGAGGACGCACAATTTTTCGCCTTTGTTAATGATGAGGTTGTTCCGAAGAATGAGGAGGTTGTTAAACTTATGAAAGACCACATTTCTAAACAAGATAACTCTACTCTCAAAGAACAGTTTGTAAGAGATGCTAGAGAGAATTTTGACAAAATGAAAGAACAGGCTAAGGTTGTTGATTACAATTCTGTTGCGGACGTAGTTGCACCTGCTGTCGAAGAAATTGCTTACGAGGAGGTAGAATAGGAAATAATGGCGAAAAAAGACACTTCAAAGAAAAAAGGTACTACCAATACCGACAAGGAAAAAGAAGTCATTAAAAACGCCCCAAACCCTCCTATAGTAAATTTCGACAAGAAAACCCCAATACACCGAGTTATTGATAATTACAAAGGTCTTTTTAAAAGGTATCGTGATTATTTTGTTGCTAACAATTGGGTGTACGATGACAATCCTGTCAAGGCTTACGATATAGAACAAGGTTTTGTGAATATGTCTTTAGAGATTGCTAAACGTTTCACAAAACAATTCAAAGCCTTTTTAAAATATCAGTATGTAAAAGAGTTCCTTGATTTAATGTTAGAGCCTACCAACTTGTATATGGATAGGTGTATGTCGTACGCACAGAATAATCTTTTTATGGTTATCGAAGACGATGCTAAGCGTATGAAGGAGGTTGAGTTTCAGACAAAAATCACCTCTGACCATAGTAAGATTTCTGAAAAGTACTACGCATTGGAGATAGATGAAGATGATACAAACAACATTGAAGTACCTATAAGGGCTGACGAAAAAATCCCATTCCTTATGTCTACAACAATGGAGGAGGTTTTTCCGCATTTGAAAAATGTCAGAAGCACTTTAAACGAGGTTGACGCACTCGACATTACTAATCATACCGTTTATGACGTTATGAATAGTACAGAGATGTTCAGGAACATAAAGAATCCGCCTCCTTATGATTTGAATAAGCACTATTACGAACAAAACAAGGACACACTGGATTTTTACGAGGAGGAACTTTATAAAATTAAAAATGGGGTAACGATAGCGGGTGTTTTCATACACCCTCTACTATATTGGCACATCAACTTTTTCAAGACGGATATGCCAATGAATATGTTCAAAAATGCTCCGTTTTACGACCCTGCTGAGTCAATTTACATTGGAAACCCTTTGCTGCGTGACAATGAGTTATTTTTTGTTGATAGTTATCAAAGAGCTCAAGAACAGAATTTAAGTTTGTTTATTTTCGGAACCAGGAGGTACGGTAAGACGGTTATTGAGAGTTCTTTACTTACTTGGCGGTCTATGGTGGTTAGAAATGGTGAGGGTTATGTTGTTGGCGGTAGCGACCGAGATTTGAAGAAGCTAACAAAGACAATGGCAATAGCCTTTACTAATGTACACCCCGCTTTCCGATTGACTAATAACAAACAAGATTGGGACACACATATACAACTTGGGTTAAAACTAAAGAATGGTAAAGCTATTCCTTATAACGACTTATTTATTTCTAACGTAAACTCAGGTGCTAAGCAAGATGCCGTTAAAACTGCGGGGGGTTCTCCGAGTGTGTTTGCGGTAGATGAGATAGGTAAATTTTCTTGTAAGCTGATGTATCAGCAAGCATTACCTTCGTTTGATACACCTGAAGGACGAAGATGTCCTGTTGTTTTAACAGGAACAGGTGGTGAAGAAGAGTTGTCAAGAGACGCTCAAGATATGCTCTTAAACCCAGAAGCGTATGCGATATTACCTATGGATTGGGAGGTCCTAGAAAACTATGTACCTGAAAGCAGGCTCATAACTTGGAAAAGGCGTAAGTTTGGCATATTTATACCAGGTCAGATGTCGTTTAAGACAGGTCTAAGGAAAAAAGTTGTCAGCTTTGAGGAATTTATGAAGACTAATAGTGAAAGTCTTCGTAAAATAGACTTACATATAACAGATTGGGAAAATGCTAAGGCTGTTATGGAGGAGGATAGGGCTAAGAAAAAGAATGACCCCTCTGCATTGGCTCAAGAAAAGATGGGTTATCCGTTTGACCCAATGGAGTGTTTCGTAAACAGGATTGAAAATCCGTTCTGTGCTAAGGAGGGGCAAGAACACTTAGAAAATTTACGTGAGACAGGACAGGTTGGTAAAAAGGTTGAGATAACAAGATACGAGGGAACTAAAAGACTTCAACTTTATTTTTCAGATAAAGAGTTGGCGGTGTTTCCTTTCAAAGGTGGTAATGCTGATGCACCTGTGGTGATATTTGAAGACCCACCTGAAAACCCTAAGTTTGATTTTACTTATTGCGCAGGTCTTGACGCTTACAAACACGATAAGGCGAGTACCGATTCGGTAGGGGTTCTATACATATACAAACGTGCTGTTGGTATTAAAGACCCTTTTGCTAATAAGATTGTGGCGGTGTATGCAGCACGTCCTGATAGGATTGAAACGTTTAACCAAACGTGTGAGATGCTGCTTGAGGGCTATGGGGCGCAATGCTTGATGGAAAATGCAGATATAGCATTTCAGATATATCTACGCTCAAGAGGTAAGGATACAATACTTCTCGCCAACGGACAGGAGCTTGTTCGAGGTAAAATAAACCCAAAAGCTATACAAAACAATGAGATAGGGTTGAATACCTCTGCGGTAAACCAACGTTATATTTTTGGTTTAGTGCAGAACTACACTAACGAGTGGATAACTATTGGTCACAATGAGGAAGGAGAGGAGCTGACAAGGCGAGGTATTGTTAGAATACCTGACCCAGGATTGCTACAAGAGTTAACAGAGTATTATCCAGGAATGAATGCTGACAGATTGGTTGCGTTTGGACACGCATTAGCGTTGGCTGACTATTGGGATAGTATGGGTTGGTATCCTAAGAAAAAAGTAATGGAGGACGATGAAATGGTAAAGAGATACAAGGCTGAACAATTGCAATTCAATAGTGTTTACTCTTCTTCTCCACTAAATACTTATGGGTACGGAATTTCCCCTTACTCTACAAATTTTTTACAATAGAAATTTTAATTTCATTCAAAGTCATATATTAATTATTTTTTACCGATTGCTTATATTTTTGTAAGCAGTCGGTTTTTTTACAAATATTTTTTAAAAAATTACTTATTTGTTTTTCGTAACGTTTTTGTATATATTTGTGTTTTAAACATTTATAAATTAATGAACGTTACTTATTCACCTAATAATTTTTCTTTTTGGGATAAACAGAACCCCATTTTAGGAAGTAACTCTATCTTACCTCCTCAAGCCGTTCCTGCTCGAAAGAAGAATGACAAATGGAAAAGGGCTACAATGGACGCCTTAGAGAGAATAGGTGTAAAGCAGTTAAGAGAAAATTTAAGGTTTAAAGACTTCTATCGAATGATAGAAGGTAAAATGGCTTTTTCAGAATTGAGTGAAACGTTTCCTCAATTTCGAGAGATAGAGAAGGCTTTCAACCAAATGCAAATCCCTGCGAACATAAAACACTATGATTTGATTGGTGGTATTATAAATTTGTTTGCGGGGGAGGTTATAGAAAATACAGACAAGTTTGGTGTTGCCACTGACGATGAGATTTCTGAAAATGAATACGTGCGTGAGAAAACCGAACTTCTTCATAAATACATAGATGAACAATTTAGCAAGGAAGTAAAACTACGACTGATTGCTAATGGGATAAATCCAGATAAGCCCACAGAGGAATTTGAATCAGAAGAGGAGGCTGCTCAATACAAACAAATGGTTCAGCAGCAAATTAAGGAAAAGACACCTGAAGAGATTGAACGTTATATGAGTAAGACTTGGAAGGTTGCCGCTGTAGATTGGGCTGAGAATACATTGGAACAAGACCACATACGTTTCTATCACGATGAGAAAGATAGGAATGAGTTTATAGACTTCCTTGCTACAGGTCGTTGTTTCCGACACTTCCGATTGGGGTATGATTACTACGCACCTGAAACGTGGTCTCCACTCAACACATTCTTCTCACAGGACCTAGATACCAAATATGTACAAGACGGAGAATATGTAGGACGAGTACATTTCTACACACCTAATCAAATTGTAGCTAAGTATGGACATCTACTAACTCGTAAAGAGAAAGAGGTCTTGTTAGGTACAGACTCTTACGAATCGAAGGTCTTGAATTTAACAGACGAAGGTAGCAAAGGAAATCAAACATTTTCTAAGAACCTATTTCAGTTCTATGAGGGTATGGAAATTCTACCTTTTGAACAATATCACGAATACGAGCATTTCTTAGAATTGCAGGAGAACACGGGCGCGCCTATGGGTTGGATGACGTTCAAAGATGCTGACGGAAATGAGAGACAAGAGCGCGTATTTCTACCTTCAATAAATGATTTTAATTCTTACTCAAGAAGTCTCGCCAACAGCATACGCAACGACCTGCAAATACGCGGGGACCTAGTGCAGGTTGTGGAGGCGTATTGGGTTTCTTATGAACTTGTTGGCTTGTTGACTTACGAAACAGAAGACGGACGTTTATCTCAAGAGATTATTTCTGAGGAGTTACTGCCTGAATATATTAAAGAGTACGATATAAAACAATTATCAAATGTTTCAATATCAGAGGCTGAGGAAGACCCTAAAGCCGATACTATTGTTTGGGATTATATTCCTGTTGTTTATCAAGGTGTAAAAATCAACCAAATGAATACAAGGCTTAAAAAATCCTTGTATCTACAAGTTGGTGCTACAGAGTATCAGATAAAGGGAGATAGTAATGTTTACGATGTGAAATTGCCTGTTGCGGGGCTTATAGACCACTCGCTTGCTGAGAAGATATTTCCGCTCCAAGTGGGTTATAATATAGCCTTAAATCAAGTCAGAGAGCTTATGGCTAAGGAGATGGGTGTGTTCTTTATGTTTGACGTGCAGTGGTTGCCGTCAGAATTTAAAGAATGGAACAACACAAATAAGACTCTGACCCACCTACATAACTTGATAAAATCAACTGGTTTATTTGTGGTAGATAGTTCTAAACAGAATTTAGCAGGTGGTGGTATTTTCAATCAATTCTCAGCACAAGACTTAACTTTCACAAATCAGATATTAGCTCGTTTCCAAGTAGCTGAAACCTACAAAAGAATGGCTTACGAGAAGTTAGGTGTTAATCCTCAACGTTTGGGTCAGGCAATAAAATACGAAACTGCAGAGGGTGTAAAACAATCACAAGACGCCTCGTACGCGCAAACAGAGGTCATATTTGACAAGTTCTCTCAGTATAAGAAGAGAATGTTGGAGATACACTTAAACGTGGCTCAATACGCCCAAAAGAACGATAAGGATATTACGGTTTATTACACCAAGTCAGATACAGAGAAAGCGTTCTTGAAATTCTCTGACCCATATTTCCAATTGCGCAAGTTCGATATAATTCCTACTACATCTTCTAAACAAAGAAAGTTAGTTGAGATGATACGTCAGTATCTATTGAACAACAATACAATGGGTAGTGATGAGTTTGCTGTTGCAAAACTACTTACATCTGACACTCTTGTTAGTTTGATTGAGACAGCTCGTATGGAACGTGTTCGCAGAGAACAGATGCAGCAACAAGAACAACAAAACTTGTTACAACAAGAACAACAAAAGGCGGAACTTGCTGAACAAGCGGCTCAAAAAGATTGGGAACGTTACGAGTATTCTAAACAGAAAGATAGAGAAAACGCTATTAAGGTTAAGATTGTAGATGCTGCAGGTAGAGCCGCCGACAACAATGCTGACGAACAACAAATACAAAAAATCAGCACTCTTGGTGAAATGTACGTTAAACAAGAACAAATGGCTGCTGATATTAGTATGAAACAAAAGCAGTTGGAGATAGACGAAAACGACAAGTTGGAGGCAAGACGTTTAGATTGGGCTAAGTTGAATAATGAAATTGCTCAGTTAGAGCAACGTAAGAGAGAAGACGATACCAAACGTTATGTAGCTACAATTAACAAAAATTAACAAAACATACATTTTTAAATAATACTTGTATATTTCAAAAAATACTTACATATTTTCAATAATATTTCGAGTTTTAAATTTTGAAAGTACTTTTTCAAATATGCAAGTATTTTTTAAAAATTATCCAATTTGAAAGAAACGACAATTTTAATAATTTTGCACTATGGATTTTGAAATCACTGGAACAGAGGGTATTAGCGTAGGAACGATGGGTTCTATAGAAGATTTTCTTGGAAACTTGGAGATGCCCGCAGATAAATATAAATCTACACCTAAAGATGTAGATGTTAATAAAGTAATAGATACTATAAAAGGTGAAGATGGTGAGAACACTGTAGTTGTTGATGAAGGTCAGACAACAGGTCAGAATGGAGGTCAGACTGAAAACGAAGGTGTTGTAATCAAAGATGTTACTCCTACAGAAGGAGGTAATAATGGACAAGAGCCTATTAAGAAGGAGGGTTCTAATCAGCCTACTGAAGGTGGTAACAACACAGAGGGGGGTTCTACACAAGAGAGTAGTGAATCAGTTCTTTACAAATCCTTAATATCGGACCTAGTTAAGAATGGTTTGTGGGAGGGTTTTGAAGGTATTGAGGATGAAAAAGGTAATGTTATACCTTTAGATGAGGTGAACATTGACAAAGATTTGTTTTACTCTATAATTGAACAAAAGACAGAAGAAGCTAAAAATAAGGCTGCTGAAAACAAAATATCTGTTGAAGGTGTTTCTGATTTTGTGAAACGAGTTATAGAATTGGACAAAAAAGGTGGTAATGTCCGCTCTGCTATGGAGACTTACAACAACTACCAAAACCCAATCGATTCCCTTGACTTGGAAAAGGTGGAAGACCAACGTAAGATGGTTTATTTGCGCTATGCAACAGAAAATAAACTTGATGAACAAGAAATCCAAGATATTATAGAAATTCGCGAGAAGAATGGTAGATTGAAAGAAACTGCCATAGCCGCTAAAGAGCAGTTGCAAAAAGCAATTGATATGAAAATGGAGGCTCTTGAGCAAGAAGCTATCGCGAGAGCGGAACAAGAAAAAGCGAATATAAAAGCGTATCGTGGTAAGTTGAACGAAAGTTTTGATAAACAATTTCAACTTAAAGATTCAGTAAAGAATAAACTTATTGAATTGGCTACGAAAAGAAGTAAAGAAGGTGCTTTTCAGATTGATTTGATGTTTGACGAGGCTATGCGAGATGTAGATAAGGCTGCAAAAATAATAATGTTGATTGCTAATGAGGAGGAATACAACAAACAAATTTCTGAAAGACGTGTTCGTGAAGATAAAATAAATACAATGAAGTCTATAAGGTTAGTACCTAAGAGTAAATCTTCTAATTTGACTATACCTACTAATAAAGGTAGTCGCGAAGATTACGAGGAAAAGACTTTTGACCCTTCATTTCTTTTTGATAAATAATAAATATTCTTAAATTTAAAAATAAAAGACTATGTTTAACACCGATATTCAAAATCAGACGAGAGTGATTAACGGGGATAAGGTTGTGGCACTTACAAATACTGAGAAGGTTTCTACTTCGCAGGATTTTCTTGATATGGCTACGCTGTCTTCTTGGTATCACGCTGACCCTAAGAAGCGTCATATAGGTCTGATAAATTTATTCAGTTCGATGGCACAACAACCTATACCTGGTTACCGATGGTTTTATGATGTTGGTGCTATCATAGAGACAGATGGTATAGGAGGTCGTTTTACTTACGATGTACCTGTAACCAAAACTTATTCAAGTAAAACTAACAAGGACACATCTGATTTGTATGACAGACCTGGTTGGAATGGTACTCCGTTTGTTATAGGTTTGGACAGAGAATATCGTCCTGGTGACGTTTTAACTTACGACTCTGTGTTAGGAGAACAACTTATTGTAAGTGAGGACGCAACTATCTACCGAGAAGGTGATACTTACATTCACACTGTTAAGTATGTTGGCGGTACTCTTGGGTATTTCCCTCCTGAAAAACTGGTACCTGGTATAGAATACTTCAAAGTTGGTCACGCTCTTGGTGAGTTCTCAACTCAGTTCTCAGGTATCCAACACGCAGGAAACGTTGGTACAATGACCCTAGAATTTACTCTTGGTAACCACAGGGGTGTTGAAACTGCCGTTTCTATGTATGCAGGTATGAAGTCTCTTAGCGATGCCACTGAGCGTAGTTTGGCTTGGTTGGAGATGTTGAAAGAACAATACTCTACAGGTAATATGAACTTTAAAGACAACGACCTATTTATTGTCTATAAAGCATTACCTAATGGTAAAGCAACTCAAGGTTTGGTTGCTGAAACTTGGGAGTTCCTTGTAGGTGTGGAATTGCACAAACTTGAGGCATATCAAAATATGTTCCAACGTGGTGCTTTAATACCTGATATTAATGGTACAAAACGTTTGAATGAGGGTTACATTCACCAATTGCGTAGAGGTTATCGTATAACTTACGCTAAACCAATGGGTATAACTCGTGGTATTTTCCGTCAAATATCAAGCTACTTGTTTAGAAATAGTTCTATTCCTGTACATAAACGCAGAATAAAGGTTCGTGCAGGTTATATGTCTTATTTGAACGTAATGCAGTTGTTCAAAGACGAGGCAATGGCTCAACTACACACTCTTAGTCCTCTATTGAACCACACTCAAATACTTCCTAAATCGCCTGTTTCAGGTAAAGACTTGCAGAACTTGTCACTTGAGACTGTTCGTTTTGTGAGTGCTCCGTTTGACGGAATTGGTATTGTGGAAATTGAACACGACCCTACACTGGACTACCAACACTTGACTGACTCTAAAGAAAGAGGTTTCTTTGCTGATGGTTATCCTCGTACATCATTTATGATGATAATAGATGACGCAGAAGACCCTAAATTCTCTAATGCTGAGAAAGAGGTAGCTAAAGGTGCTAAGGTTGTTAAAATGGCTGACAATCGTTACAACACAAGTGCTAACGTATGGCGAGTAGAGCCAAAACGTAGAAGTTACTGGTATGGTAGTAGAAGCGGTCGTTGGAGTAGCAATAGTAATGGTGGTCAGATATTGAGTTCTATGAACACAATGGGTGAAGAGTTCTTCGCTCACTCATCAAGTGCTATTTGGTTGAAAGACAAATCTCGCACTATAATTGTAGAGCTTGTATAATTTAGGTTTTTCGCTTTTCGCTTATATATTTAGAATGGGGTGACTTAAAACCTCACCCCTTTCTTTTAAAGAAACAAAACAAATTTCAACATAATTATGGCTTCAAGAAAAGATACTAAGGGAACGAAGGAAACAAAAGAAGTAAAAGAAATAAAAGAAACAAAAGAAATAGTAGAGGTTAATGGTCTAACTATAACAGAAGGTGTTGTTTACAAAGTTACTCATAAACCTGATTCTAATAGAGAGGATAGTTATCCTGAAGAGGGTGCTACTAAATTCCCTTCAGAAGGAATTTTAGATTTGTTCCAATGTAAATACATTATTACTGACTATGGAAATAGTACAGGTGTGTGGGACACAGGGCTTTATGCTGAGTCACCTTGCTACGCTTCAATGGATATAAACGAAGTTAATGAGATAGTTAAGTCGTTAAGAACAAATATAGTAGAACCTTACGAACGCAAATACGGAAGAGGTATTCTAAGTCACGAGAATGACAGCTTTTGGGTAGCTAAGTACTTTACCTTGATGGACGGTCAAGTGTTTAATATGAATAGTCCAGAACATCGTTTAGACCTTTATATGGCACTACGAACATTTAAACTTACACCTAAAGAGTTTATTAACGACTATCGTTTTAAAGATAGTATGTATTGTGTTCAAGATGAAACTAAGGTTCGTAGTCGAAATGCAGAACGTTCTGCCAATAAGATGTCTGCAATTAAGATGTATACAGTGTTGGGTACTACTGACGTTCGAGGACTAAAAGCTATTATGGCTTATGTTGGCTTCTCTGCTTTTGATAGCAGTGCTGACGATAGAACTAAGGACGGAATGTTCTCTAACTGGGTTGATAGTAGTGCTGATAATGTTCAGGCTTTCTTAGACACTTACAATTTGTACGCTGATAAAGATACAACTGATGAGGTCTTCCTTTACAGCAAGTTACCTTTGGCTGTTAAGAAGAAAATCATAGAACGAGACAGAGGTGCTTACTACTTTGAGGAAACTGTTGTCGGTGGGGATTTGAAAACTGCTGCTCGCAGAATAAATTCTGATAAGACTTTTGAAGACCTAAAAACTACTATTTTAGAGCTGTAAAGTTTAACAAACAATTGATTATTAAATCCATTATATATTATGAATATTGGTACAGCCTACCTTAAGTTCCTTGAAAAAGTGAATAAAAACTACACAAACGATAACATATCGGTAGATGTTGGTAGGTTTGTATCTCTATTTAATGCCAAGCAGATACGATATTTAGAGTATGTGTTGGAGAAAAGAAACGAAGATGACATTCGTTATGTTCAGAAAATGTTGGTGAAAGACAGAGTGTTAAGTTTCGCAGGTAATGTTGTAAATCACTACGATTTTGAATTACCTACTGATTACTTTGCCTTTGTAAATGTTCAAGCTAAAGCAGGTAGTGGTGCTTGTACCTCTAAGTATATTAACTTGTGGGAGGTAAAGAACGAAAACATTCACGAGCTGTTACAAGACGAATATAACAAGCCTTCGTTTAAGTGGAGAGAGACATTTTACTCTTTCTCGTCAGATAGAATTACAATTTATGTGGATTCTTTCTCAATATCTGAAGTTTATCTTAGTTACTATCGTTATCCTAGAGCGGTTGATATGTCAGGGTACATAAAGGAAAACGGAGATTATTCTACAGATATGGACCCAGAATGGGACGATAAAATAGTTGAGCGGATAATTGAGTTCTGTGTTGCCGATTTTGACTTAAACACAGAGAACTTACAACGTTATCAGTTTGACAATGCTAAGAAAATTTCAAAATTTTAATATAACGCTTAATATTATTTAAAACATTATGGCTATACATAAACCTTATGACCGCACGCTTGTATCTACAGGGGCGGTAAAAACAGAAGGGGGTTCTATAAATCTTGCTCTTGGGCAGTTGGGTGTTTTCAAAGTGAACACTAAACACAACTCTCAGGGTATGGAGGCTTTGTCCAATTTTAAGAATCTCCCACTAAAAGAGAAAGTAGAAATCAAAGTGGGTAATAACACAGAGACTCCGTCTTCTACATTCCCATTTGAGATTGGAAAAATAAAAGGGTTGAGAGCTTCTGCGCCTCAAAAAACCGAACAAACTGTTGACGAGGTTATAATCGGTTTTAACGGAATAGACGAAAAAACGTCTTTTACCTTTGGGGTTGGTGAACGTAAGGAAATCCACTTCCGTTTATCGGGAGAAAAAGTTGGTCTTTTGGGATACCCTCAAGGTTTCGTTGATTTGGTTATGCCTCTTGACGCGAAACGTTGTTCTTACTACCCTAAAGACAACTGTAATGGGGCTTGCAATGAATGTGCTACCGTGAACCCTCTACCAATACTATTGGCGGGTTATCAGACATTCCTTAATACCCCACTTAAGGGTGGTGTGTCTGTTAGTGAACTTATTGACATAACTGTTATTAAGAAATGTACTGGTGGTGCAACTCCTACTACTACTAACTTTGACTTCTACGAGTTGAATATTGTAGATAACGGTTCTCCTGAAGCGTTGGCTGCTGTACAATCTCAATATCCTAACCTAAAGATAGTTCGTGAGGGTCGTAAGGGTAATGTGACAACTTATCGCTTTGTTCAAATTGCTTCTGCGGCTGCTCCTGCTAAGTTTAAACGTGGTGTAGAAAGTTTTATTAAGGGTTGTAAAGATTGTCCTTCTACTCCCTGGTCAGCTGTTCAAGGTGGTCACCTATACACTTTGACAATCGCCAATGGTGCTGCCGAAACATCTATCAAAGCTATTGATGCTACTCCTGATGTGGGTGTTGTTCAAACATCAGTTGTTTCAGGTGGTTCTACAAAAGAAGGTCTTTACACATACTCTTTTGTTTCATACAAAGAACTTACACAAGCTAAAATTGATGCTTTCTTAGCATTGCCTGCTAATAAAGATAAATCAGTAGCACTGACTTACGTTGGTCAAGTTAGTTCAGTTTGTAAAAACGATACTAAGGAAGAATTTGCTTGGACTAAAGCTAAAACTTGTACCGCTATCAAACAAGAGTACATTTTAGACTTACCAGACACCAAGTGTGGTGCTAATCGCCTTGAAGAACTTAAAGTTCAATATCCAACTGTTGCCCTTGAGGGTACTACTGGAGGTTGCCAAACTCGTTATAAGTTAGAGGTTATGTCTAATCTTGTATGTCCTGACGATTGTGCAGACCCTATTTTCGCAGGGCTATACTCTACAGAAGCACCGACTCCTTATGACGGACGTTCTTGGGTATTGAAAAATGAACTTAACTTAGGTACTGATTGTAAAGTCGGTTTACGTATTAAAGGTAAGACTTATGCTATCCACCCTTCTGAAAATATGAAGAATGAATTGGCATTTACTGAAAGTTCAGTGGCTGTTCAAGTTTCAGGCGGTTATCCTGATGACCTTCCTGAAATGGCGTTTGACAGTCGTCAAGAACCTTTCCACGTTGAATATATATCAAGACAAGCCCCTCGTACTCACGTAGGAGGTAATTTGTGGCAGTTTGAGAATATGAGTCGTACTTTCTTCACTGGTCAAGAAGGTCACGAGGAAAACATAACCAAGATGCTTCTTGGGGAGGCTTCTCTGATGCCAGCGGGTGCTCAATTTGTGGATTACGCAATTGAGGTTGAGCGAGAAGTTTATTCTCAATCATTTGCTCAAAAGTACTCTTCAAATGTGGAATACCACATTTTAGTACAGGTTGGCAAACATCAAGAGATTGAAAAATTGTTGAATTTGTTGGTTTCTGCGAACGGAATCGAGCCTGTTCGTGCGCTTGCACAGTAATTGAGGATTTACTCCTTTCGCTGTGAAAGAGTGAAAAGGGGGCTTAAGTGCCCCTTTTTCTTTTATTACTAACTTTAAAATTTAAACAATATGTCACAACAATTTTATATTCTCACTCTAAACGAGCTAAAATGTTTGAACGAGAGCAATAAGAAAATACTTGAAGCTCTTTCAAAACTGGACGGCTTGGGTAATAAAATAAACGATTTAAAAACTAAGTCTAAGGAGAATACTGATGAGTTAGTTGCTAAATTGGAGGATGTTTCTGGTAAATTATCGCAGTTAATTTTGAAATTTCCATAATAATTATTAATTTTGCACGCTGAAATAAAATGACAATACAAATTTCGTTGATAGGAGAGTATTTTCAGAAAATGGTGTTTGCTAAGAATGGTGGTTTGTCTATGTTTTCTGCCTTTTTTAGTTCTATTAGTATAACTGAAATCTTTTCTGTTTTTAAAGTCTTTGACAAATCTCACATAATGCTACCTTTAATGGTAGAGTGTGTTTTCTTGTTCCTATTTGTGCTTTTCACTTCTGTAGATATGGTTACAGGAATTTATGCCGCTAAGAAGGTGAATGCTCGTAGGAATAACCCACAACCAAAGGTTATACAATCCTTTAAGATGTGGCGCACGGGTTGGAAATTCTTTTCCGTAACTATGGTGACTGTTGCCTTGACATTCTTAGCATTAATTGCTGAATTGGCAGGTTCTGGTTGGATGTACACAGCCTTTTTATGGGTTGTTGTGTGGTTCTGGGTCATAGTTATAGGATTTGAGTGGAAATCCATAGGTGAGAACCTTGAGAGAGCATCTGGAGATAAACCCGCAATTTTTAAGTTTTGGGATAAACTACTAAATATTTTACAGGTTGCTGGATTAAAAAGGGTATCTAAGACTATAGCAGGAGAGGACATAAAGGTGGAGGAAGCTGAAGTAGACAAACCTGAAACTGGAGAAGACCGCTAACTAAATAAACTACAAAAATGAATGTAAATAAATACAAAAGGGTCGTTTTGGACTTTGGGCACGGTGGTTTCAACAATGATGGGAAATACACCACTGCTCCTGCCAAAATGCACAGATTCTCAAATGGTGATGTTGCCTACGAAGGTGTTATAAATCGTTGGCTTGGAGAGAAATTGTTCTTGGAAATAAAATCACAAATTCCTGAGTTGGAGTGTGCTATGACTGTCCATTTCACCAATGGTAATGATGTTCCTCTTGCTAATAGGGTTGTGAAAGCTAATAGCTACAACCCTGATGAAACCTTTTTTATCTCTATACATTGTAATGCAGCAAACACTGTTGCACGAGGGTTTGAGATATTTACAACTCCAGGTCAGACAAAGTCTGATATTTTAGGTGAATGTATAGCCAATGCCGTAGAGGAGTTGTATAGTGAATTAGGTCTTAAAGTGAGAAAGGATTGGTCTGATGGGGATAAAGATAAAGAAGCTGAGTTTTATGTGTTGAGGAAAACAAGATGCCCTGCTGTGCTTATTGAGACTTTGTTTTTCGACAATTACGAGGACTTTAAGTTCTTACGAGACCCTGTCTTTCAGGAAGATTTTGCTAAAGCTGTAGTGGAAGGTATAAAATGCTTTCTTGAACACAGCTAATTGAAATAAAACTTTTTTCATTATAATAGATGTTTTTTAATTTTCTCCTCGTCTTTGTGGCGGGGAGTTTTTTTATTATAAATTTATTTGTGAGTTTGTACTAAAAGTTGTATCTTTGCACTCTAAAAGTTTAGACTTTTCCTCGTTAAAAAATTGAAAAAAAACTAAAACATTTATTGTAAAATATGGCAAAAAAAGAAACAAAAGAAGTAAAAGAAACTAAGGGAATCAAAGGTTTAGAAGCATTATCTAAGTTGATAGCTAATGTGGAGAAAAAGTATGGAAAAGATAAGATAGGTACAATTCACACTCTTAATTTGGAGATACCTAGAATATCTTCTAACATAATGTCTTTAGATTACGCTTTAGGTGGCGGCTTTCCTAAAGGTCGAATTGTGGAGATGTATGGTGAGTCGTCTGCAGGTAAGACATCTCTTTCTTTACACGCTATCGCTCAATCGCAAAGGGAAGGTGGACGTTGTGCTTTCATAGACGCTGAGAACTCTTTTGACCCATTACAGGCTAAAAGGTTGGGTGTAGATTTGGATAGTTTGTTGATTGTAAGACCTAGGTCTGGTGAGATGACATTTGATGTTTTGCACGAATTTGTTCAAAGTAATCTGTTTTCGGTTGTTGTTGTGGACTCTGTTTCTGCGATAACACCCACCAAATTACTTGAGAGCGAAATGGGTGATAATATGATTGGGCTACACGCACGACTTGTTCAGCAAGGTGTGACAAAATTAAATACATTATTAATGGATTCTGAAACCCTTGTTATTTTCATTAATCAGTTAAGGTCTTCTGTACAAGTTGCTCAGTGGGGTGGTGATACAAATCTTACCACAGGAGGTAAGGCTCTTGTATTCTATTCTTCTCAACGTTTGGAGGTTAAAAAGAGCACAACTCTGAAGGACTCAGACAACAAACCTATTGGTTATTTAATGAAAGTCAATGTTAAAAAAAATAAAGTTGGAATACCTTTACTTGTTGGGGAAATAAATTACTATTTTGAAAGAGGATTTAGTATGGAAGATGAGGTGTTGGATATGGGTATGAAATATGGAATAATTGAGAAGTCTGGTTCCTGGTTTAGGTATGGAGACACCCAACTTGCACAAGGACGTGAAAAAACACTATCCCTGTTTGAGGACAATCCTGAATTAACAGAAGAAATATCTAAAAAGGTTAAAGAGGCTCACACCAAAGTAATGGGAGGTAAAGATTTCAAAGGTGTTGGTGTACCGACAGAATTAGATATAGATGTCTTTGAAGAAAATGAGAAAAAGGAGGTAGAGAAATGATAGAAGAATTTATTAAAGTGTTGGAACAAATTTTGTATATGGAGAACTTCAACACTCCGATAACAGATAGTCTGAAAGTTAAGTTTTTAGGGTTGTATGACTCTTGTTCTCAATATACTCCTGAAAAATACAAGAGTGATGTTGTGAGACTAAAAACTAAGTTTTCAGGTAAATAAAAATGATGTTTTATGTTGAGAGGTGACTTTTTTGTCACCTTTTACTTTTTATAACTTATTGATTTTGTTTATTTAAAATAATTTTGTATCTTTGCATATAATTTTATTTGAATATAAAATGTCTAACAACAGCGTAAAATTTAGAGGTAATTATTTCCCTGACGGAGGGACTGCTCAACCACAACCACAGCCTAAACCATTAAAGTTTGGTCAGGTGAGACGTACCCTTGTTCCTCTTTCAACTCAAGAAAAGAGGGATTATGGCGCGAAAGTTCTTGGTGTATCGGGTATTGATGACGAACTTACAACTAACGGCAATGTCTTTGACTTGTACAAAGAGGTTGTTGAAAAGAATGACAAACTACCTCCTGCCTTTGACTTAGGTAAATATGAAAAATTGGGTTATTTTAAACAAGAATATGACGCTGCGAGAGGTGGTTATAGAATATACAACACAGATAAGTTTATGTACGGGAAAGACCCGTATCGCACGGCAATGGAGTATATAACCTCTTTACCTTCTAACAAAGGTAAGGTATTCTTGGATTCTTATGGGTATAAGCCTAAAATGGGGTTGGGTGGTATTCAACATACTTTTCGGTTAGCTAATTCTCAAACACTTAGAGACCTGAAAGGTGACTATGGTTCAGGAGAAGGCATAACAGGTGATAGTGTTAATATAACACAGAAGAGCTACAAAGGATTTAACTACGATAATGTTGGTGGGGTTTTAGCTTCATTGGGTACTTCTTCGGGAATACCTACTTATTCTTACGAAGCTCCTCTTGCGGAAAAACCTGCTTATGCTTTTATGATAGATAAAAATTCAGGTGCTGAAGATTACAATAGGTACAATTCTTGGAATGACCACGAACAGATGCCTTTGAATTTTTATGGTGAGACTCCTGCTTATTTCACAGATAAACGAGATTTAAGAAATCGTTTTAAAAGTTATGTTAAAGAGGCTAACGATTTAAAAACCCCTTATAGGCGAGAATTGAGACAGGTTAGAAAGCAACCTTTTGAGAGTGAATATTCTAATGGTTTTGACAATTTCAACAATAGTTTGAAACAAACTTGGGAGGGGGAGATTTACCCTGATTTGAATAAAACAAGTGAAGATTTTTTCAAGACAAATCCCGCACCTATGGTTGGTAGTTATTCTCAATATGACGAGAATGGAGACCCTAACACTGTGTGGAAAGGGACGGACGAAACTGAATATGGGGTGATGCAACGAGCAGAGAAAGAGAGACAGGAAAAAGCCAACGACCCTAACCGCCCTGACAGGTATGACCAATTTGGGACACTACTAAATATCGCAGGTGCTGATACAAACCTTGAGGGGGCTATGTTTCAATTAGGTCGTAGTCTGAACTTCAATTCGGAGAAATTTGCACCTGAATATCAAGGTTTAGCAAAAGCAGGTAATATAACTGCAGGATTAGGTGCTTTGGGAAAAGTAATCTTAGGAAGTGTTCGTAATGTAAATGCAGGTATGGGTTATCAAAACAGACTACAAAACTTTAAAGAGTGGTACGATAAAAAAGAATCAGAACGAGCAAAAGGTCACTATCAAACAGCTGAAGATGGAGGTTTAATTTATCTTAGTAAAGGTGGAGAAGTACCTAAAGAGAAACTTATGTCAGGAGACTATACAACAGGTGTTGGTCCTAGAATGCCTGCTAACGCTGAAGTAGAACACGGAGAATATTTACAACATAATGACGGCTCTGTTCAGAAAGTTCTTGGTAAGACTCACGAAGAGGGCGGAGAGCCAATGATGTTAGACGCAGGCACAAGAGTTGTTTCTGATAACCTTAAGATAGGTAAAGAGTTGTCTAAAGAAGTCAATGAGTTTTTCGGGTTGAAGAGCAAACCAACCGATACATACGCTACCATTATAGATAGATACAAAAAGAAAAACGATATAGACGATGTTGAGAAACGAGAACAAGAAGTCTTGAAAAAAGTTGAAAAGAACGAGAATGTTAAAAACGCAACAGCTAAGACCTTGAATAGTGAGTATTTGAATGAACAACTCCACCAAATCCAAGATGAGAAGTTAGGGTTGCAAGAGAAACTATCTCAATTCACTGATTTTGTTTTCAAGGCTCAACAAGAGGCTAAAGGTGAACCTGTTGAAGCTCAAGTTCCACCTGAACAAACACAACCTTCTCCTGAAGAGATAGAAATGTTACAACAACAAGCTGCTATGCAACAAGGTGCTGATAGCGTTGCGCAACAAGAAGGTGTTATGCGAGACGGAGGTATTTTTGAAGATGAGCGTTTTAAAGAGTTGTTGAAAAACACAGATTTAGACGAAGAGCGCGCAAGACAGCTTTACGAGATATACCAAAATGGAGGATATGCGGGATTACCTATATTTGCTGACGGAGGTGGAAAACCTAAAAGGGATACAGAATACTTTTCTCCTACAAAGATATTAGAAGAGGCTCAAAGTAGTCCTGAAGCGGCTGCATATTGGGCTAATTTCTTCCGTTATACAAATGTGAATAAATATGCACTGATTGACCGAGATAGACAACATTTCAATAAGGATTCAGGTGTTTATGGAGGTATTGAAGAATCTTATCAAGACCGCTTGAAGTGGTATTACGACAACGATAACGATATGCGTAAATACATTGAGAAGACTGATAAAGGGTTTGCGCTGAAAAAAGGTTATACGGTATTGAATTTTCAGAGAGCTTATCAGGAAAAACTTGAAAAACAAGCCAAACGCCTACAAAGTAAGGGTTATTTCAAAGACAAGGAAGTTGAGGACGTTATGAAGTACCTTGCATTTATGGATAAGCAAGATACTGCTCGCGGTTTTGACGGTAAAATGGGTGATTTCACCTCTTCTCGTTCGTTTTTGGCTATACCTATTTTGAAAGATGAGAATGAATTGAAAATAGCAAGTGAGAATGGTATTAACTCGTTGAAGCAGTTGGTTGAACGTGAGGCTGATTTGGAGAAATTGGGTATATCTAAAGAGTCTTTACAGCGAGCCAAAGATGAATTGCAAGAAAATGGGGATTTGGATTTAGGTCTTACCTATCTTGACCCTGTTACTGGTGAACCCGCTCCTCCTGCTGAACCTGAACCACCTACCAAAGAAAAAGGTAAGCCTGTTACATTTGATGATGACCCAGAGAAACGCAGACGTGCAATAGGAAGTCTGAGCGGCTTATTATTCCCTGACCAAACACCTTTAACCCCTGACGGAGTGACTGCTCATTTAATGGTAGATAGAAATTATGAAAGGTTAGACCCTATAAAGGTGAGTTACGAGCCACAAATGGTGGAAAGTCAGAGAGTGTATAACGCTGCCGCTGACAACATTGCGAGCCTACCTGAAACACAACGTGCCGCTGTTCTTGCTAATATGATGGCTTCAACTCAACAAGGATTGAACAATGTTATAGGACAAACTGCTCTTGCTAATCAGCAAAATGAAATGCAAACAGAACAATTCAACATACAGCAGTCAAACAATGAAGAGAACGCACGTGCTGAAGACTTGTTGAGTTTTGAACAACGTCAGTTAATGGCTTGGGAAAACACGTTGAGAGATTACAACGATTGGTTTGAAAAAGTACAACAAAACAGAATGTTAGAGCGTCAAACTGAAAACCAAGTAGCTCTACTTAATCAGCTTAACGAACATTATAAATACGATATTAATGGTAAATTGGTTGCCGTAGATAACGGAGAAAGATTTACCCTTAATAAAACAAATGTTCCTGCTACTACTAAAGCAGAGGCAGAGGTTGAGAAAAAAATGAGTGAAAAAGAGTTAGCAGAGGCTAAGGCGGTGTCGGAACAAGCTAAAAATATTAACTATCTAACAAAAAAATTTAACGTAAAGAGATAAATGGCTAGTGCTTACGGACATAGAAGAGAATATAGAGATTGGGTAAATCCTTATGATGTTCAGATGATGGCTCAGGTTTCAGTGAGTAAGGAACAAGACCACATTAAGAATTTTAAGGAAATACAAGGTTTAATTGACAGGTATCAATCTATGGACCTAGTTAAAGACGTGGATAAGGCTTATCTTTATTCACGTCTCAAAACCTTAACAGATAAAGCCGACAAGATGGGAACTGTTAATTTGGCTTCCAACGCTGTCACACAAGATTTACAAGATACTGTTTCTCAGGCTGTAGATGACAATGTTATGACCGCATATCAGATGTCACAACAGTATAGAAATTTGGTAAGTACCATTGACGGTTATAGAAAGTTGGGTGCTAAGGGTGGTTATGCTGACCAAAATGCAATGGAGGCAATGGAGCCAGCGAATGCGTGGGCTAACGATGGAAAAGTAGGTTCTACATTTGTTAGCAAAGGATATACTCCTTATGTTGATTACAAGGCTGAACAAAACAAAATGCTAACAGAATGGTATAAAGACTCCGAGACAACTATAGACACAATAACTCCTGATGGGCGGAAGATACGTAGAACTGTGAAAGGAATGGAAGCGAGCGAGGTTGCTATGCTTGTGGAGGCGAATATGAGCGGTGCGGCTAAGAGGCAACAACAGATTGATGCTAAATGGTTTATTGCTAAAACATCAAGACCTGAAGATGTGAATAACGCATTTACAGGCTCTATTGATGGTTCTATAAAACAACTGAAAGCGCAGTATGATAAGGAGAAAGATAAGAACTCTGCCCTTGCTGTGAGTTTAAAGGGGAATATGGATAAACTTGAGGGTTTAAAAACAAGTCTTATGTTTAGTGATAAAGATGATGATGAAACAAGAAATCAAAAGCTATTAAATCAGTCTGTTTATATCCAACACAATTCGGATTTGAACGCTCAACAACAAGTCTATCGAGAACGAACAGTTAAAGAATTGTACGAGAAAGACGAGGTTTATTGGGAGAAGTTCAAAATGGAACAAGACGAGCGTCACTTCCAACAGAATTATCTGTTAAAACAAGAGGAGTTGGCTTTAAAATCACAAGCTAATAAAATCAACGCTAAAGCCAATGGTCTTAAGATAGACAAAGATGGAAATATACTTCCTGATATAGGTCTCCAAAACGGATTGGAGGGTACTGACGCATTGTCTAAGGAACAACAAGAGAATGTTTTAGGTTTCTTCCAAAACTATCGCGCAGAGGCTGACAACAATAGTAAAAAAGCTGTTGATGATTTTGCGAATGCTATTGCTGCTGACCCTATGCTAAAGATTGAATTTGACGCTTATGTTGATGCTGCGAAAAAGACCAATGGAGGTAACGAGGCTGCTGCAAGGGCTATGGCTGTGAGAGCTATTTACGATAGTAAAATGACAGCTGAACAACAAGCCGCCTACAGAACACAATTTGAGGCGTATGATAAAGCGAAACAAAAACAGGAGCAGATTTGGAAAAAAGATGAGGAGGCTGTAGATAAGGCTTACCAAGACATAGATAATTATGTCACTTCTGATGCTGTAAATGAAGTTGGTTCTTCTTACAGAGATGCTGATTCTGAAACAAAAACAAAATTGAAAGTTAGACAAGCGTTAAAGATGTTGTCTTACGGATTAAATACTGTGAACAGACGTGCTTTAATGAAATATGTCATTACAAATGGTGGTACTCAGCAGGTTGATAAATCTATTCTCGATAAATACACAACTCAAGGACGTTTTGTAAGTGCCAGTGAGATTGCAAATGATATAAGTAAAGCCCCTGGTTTGAATGCGTTGCTTAATTTGAGTTCTTATCGTTTTAGAAACAATGTCCCTTTGACACCTGGCTATGTTAGAGATGCAAATGGTGTTAAGATAGATTTGTATCACGATACAAACCTTTCAGATGATGGTAAAGATTACTTAACAAAGAAAGGTATGAAAAACTATGCGAGTGATAGGTTGGCGGGTGTAAAATACCTCGCAGGGACACGAACCTTGACTCTCCCTGACTTAGAAAGTAAGCAAAAATCAGCAAGTTCTCTATATTCTCTACAAACAGCAATAGTGAATAAAGTAACAAATAGTCCTGATAGTGGTATGAGTCAGGAAGACATTAAGTATTGGAACGAGGCTTCTAAAAATACTGGTGGTACATTTATATTTGACGAAAGTAATCCTAATGCTGTAACTTTAAGATTGAATGGTAGAGATTTCACGGTTGATAGAACAGCCTTTCTTTCTTATGTTACACGTGATAATAATGAACAATTGATGCCTATATTGGAATTGATGAAAGCTCAAACAGGTGAGGTGTTTAATGCTCCTGATAGTAATAAGACGAAAAGAGTTACTTCACTTAGAAACTTAAGTCAGGAAACTTGGATAAACACTGATGCGGGTAAGGTGATAATGGACTCTAATTTTAATAAGGCTGCTTTACAAGGCGCTGACGGAATTGGTGCTGTATTGCAGCAAAGTAAAGGTGCTTTCACTCCATATTTGGCTGACGGAGATGTAGATGCTAAAGCGTTTGGGGAAGGATTGAAAAGATTGGCTACCGAAGGTTTCAATGGTGAGGTTTATACTCAGACTGCTCCTACCAATAAAGATGGAGAAAGGATAATGACAATAGGTTTCAGGAATGCTGATTCGGGTAAAGCGATTTACTATAAACAAGACCTGAACCAAATGGGTGAGGACGAGTATGACGAATTGAATCGCGCGATTGCTTTGGTCCCAGAACAAGTAGTTTATAACATATTATCTCACTCCGCTGATAGTAAAAGCTCTTTCACAGATTTGATTAATTATATGGAATCTGTAGGTATTAAGGTTAAAAAATAGAATAATGGATATACACTCAGTTTTGTCGCAGATGAATGTGACACCAACAGATAAAGGCGTTTGGGATTCAGCTCTTGGTAATGTTCAGGAGCTGAATTATCAGCCTATTCAACAAGTTGCACCTATTGATTATAACAAGATAGCTAAGGATGTACAAGATAAATTTTCAATGCCTGAAGTTTCTCCTTCGGTTAAAGGTATTGTTTCGTCTCTACGTTCTCAGGCATTACCTACTGCACAAACAGGTTGGAATGACACTTTTGGAAAGACAGGTGATGTCAATGGGAGAGATTATATTGTACCCACAAAACAACAAATAGACAACAGCGGTAAGTTATTTCACGATTCGAGGACGCCTTTCACTGAAAGTACTATTAAAGATATGACCTACATAGATTGGTTTGGTGATAAGGCTTTGAAGTACGACACTTATGAGATAGGTAGAGACAACGAGACTGTTGAAGCACTAAAACAATCAAAAGTTGAGAAGTTTGCGAAAGGTATAACAGGTATGGCAATGAAAACCTTGAGCCACGCGGTTGGTGGTACTGCAGGTGTTGCTTATGGCTTGACAAATATGATTGTGAAAGGTAACCTTAGTGCGTTCTATGACAATGACTTTGCTAAATATCTTGATGACCTAAATAAATCTATAGACGACAACCTTGCTATATACAAGACACAGGAAGAAAAGAATATGAATTTTTGGCAGAAGATGGGAACTGCCTCTTTCTGGGCTAAAGATGTAACTGACGCAGGCGCATTTATGTTGGGAGCTATTGTTGTAGGTAAAGGTGTAGGTTTAGTAACAAGAGCATTACCAAAAGTTGCGTTGGGAGCGGCTATACGAGGTGGGGAGGCTTCTGTTAGAGTTGCTTCTACAGCTGCTCAGACGGCTCAACGTGCTACAATGATGTCTCGTATTAAAGACCCTATTAGAGCTTTAATGCGTTCTGTTTTTTCGGGAAAGAATAGTGGGGAAGCTATTATCAACGCGTATGAGGCGGGTGCAAGAGCTTCAAGATTTGCTAAGGCGGGTGAGACTGCGTTGCAGGTAACAATGAGTGCCACTTATGAGGCAGGTGTTGAGGCTCGTCAAGCGCTTGAGTCAATGAAGGACAATTACTTGAGGGAATATAGGGAGTTCTATGGGAAAGAGCCGTCAGGAGAGGAATTTGCGGCTTTTATGGACGATGCTATAAAGAAGTCAAACTATGTGTTTATGGCTAACATTCCTCTTGTTGCTATAGGTAACTACGCTACCATTGGTAAGATAATGAAGTGGCAAACTCCTAAGTTCTTAGAGAGATTAGGTAAAGTCACAAACCCTCTACAGTGGGGGGAGAAAACAGCATTGGCGGGTGTTGTGGCTACAGAGGGTGGTAAATTTGCACAAACCAACTTGTCTAAGGGATTACCTAAATATTTAAAATACACCTACAGCTACCTGCAAGCCCCTATAAAAGAAGGTTTGGTTGAGGAGGGTGGTCAGAACTTTGTATCTACCTTTGCACAGAATTATATGGCAGCCAAATATGACCCAAAAGCTGCCAATCAGAACTTATCTTTTATGGACGAAATGTTTGGAGCTTTCAAACACGCTTACGGAAGTAAAGAGGGTTGGGACGAGATAGGAATGGGTATGCTTATCGGTTTCTTGGGGGAACAATCAGGACGTGTTGCTCAATCAGAAAAACAGACGAGATTAGGTCGTATTTCAGATTTCTTTGGTAATGATTACGCAGACCAGGTCCGTAAAGGTAAGGAGTTTGTAGATGTTTATAACAAGGCTGTAGAACAAGGAAAAGCCGATTGGATTTCTGAAGAGCAATTGGATGTGTTTAATCGTCTTGAGAATATGAACAGACAAGTTGCCGCAGAGGAAAGAGCCGAAGTTAGCAAGAATGAGAGAGAGGCTGAAATGGTTCGTATAGCTAATCAGTTCTCTCAGTACGCTATTGCTCGTCAGTATGGAATGGGAGATTTCGTACAAGAACAACTTAGTGCGCAGATAGACAATCTTACTAAAGACCAATTATTGGAAGCAGGTGTTGAGGAAGCCAACCACGAAGAGTACAAAAAGTTCTTGAAGGAAGAGTCTGAAAGACAGCACAACATTAACAAGAAAGCATTCGATATAGCAGAGGAACTACAAGAGGGATTGTTCACCATTGATAACTTAGAACAATTTGCTAAGATGAATGTTTCCTCTACCGAGTTATTACATACGACCGCTATGGAGTTGGCGTTGGGGTACAACTCTGCCAAGAATGTCGTGAATTTGTCGCAACAATTGCAGACCCTATTTAACGACCCTGAAGCGGGTGCTGCGATTGTGTTGTCACAACACTTGTCCAACGCCAAGAGAAAACAGATTTTAGAGCGAGACAATCTTACAACTCAAAAAGAGGAGTTGTTAGCTAAGCAGAAAGAACTCGAAGATGTGTTAGTTAGAGAGCGCGATAAGAGCAGAACACTTACTAAAGAGAAAGACATTCAAGGTAATGCAGAAGCTAAGAACACTAAGTTAAATGAGGCTCTCGCTAATTTGTTGGAGGTTGAAAAATCAATACGTGAAATAGACGCTAAGTTGGAGGCTAATGCTCATCGACAAACTAAGTTGGAGGAGATAGACGCTGAAAACTTGTTGGGCGGTATAACAAAAGATTTAGAGGGGTTCTGGAATAGATACACTACTGCGGATATAGATGGAGCGGTTAAGAAACTAAAACAACTTGAGGAGATAGTAAAATCTGTTAAAGAGGAACTTAATGACCCAGAAACAAGTGAGGATAGAAAAAACGAATTAAATAGGTGGTTGGACAACTATGCTTCTTTAAATGCTCGTCTTGTTCAAAATGTGGAGGCTTACAGAACTTTGCATAGAAACTTTGTGGAGCGAACAAACCCTCGTTATGCTTTTTCTAAGTTTAGTAAAGAATTTAAGTTTTCAAAAAACAGAAACATAGAAAACGACAAGTTAGATGACACTTTCACAGAGCAGGAAAAAGAGGAATTTGAAAAGCTGAATGACCTTATTGAAAACTCTGAGTTATCATCTTATCAGGCTTATCAACTCCGTGCTAATTTTAAGTTGCTGTTAAATCAAAGACGAGGTGCTGCTTGGTCTCATACCGACATTAATAAGAAAGCGTTGGTTGATAGTGGTGAGGTTGTTACTGATGCTGTGTGGGAACGCTACAAGAAGGGAGATGTTGATAATGGATTGTTGGAAAATATTGCCGTTAAAATAAACGAGGGTGTTAAATTATCTCCTCGCGAAATGGCTATTTTTTCTGAAAACTCTGCTAAGGTGCAAGATATTGTAGAAAAGCTGCAGTTAGAGAATGGAGACCCTATGTCGTTTGGTTTTAACAACAACGAAGAAACAGACACAGTTATAGACAGGTCTTTAACCTTTAAGGAGGCAATTAAAAAAATAATAGATAGTTTTATTGCCACAAACAGCCGCTTATCTAAAGAACTTGTAGAAAAGGCTAAGAATAATAAGCCTACCGAGCAAGAATACGAACGTTTTCGTGAGTTACAAAGAAAGAAAACAGGTCGTGATGCTAAAGGTAAAATGACTGACAAGGCAACTCGTGAGAAGTACAAGAAAGAGTTTGAGGACAATATTGAGGAGTATGAGCGTTTGAGAGATAAAATCAACACTTGGGGAGTGATGATGGGTACTATTGCCAATGGAGTGCGATTATCTGACCTTTTGGAATTTTACGATAGTTTAGACAATGACGCAGGTTCTCCAAGTAACACAAACGCTGTTAAACAGACAGATGTTAATATAGACGAGTTGTTAGATGAAGAGGAGTCATCTGCGAGTTGGCAATCAACTAACAAAGGTCGTAAGTTTGATGTTGCTCAAGTTTATGATTTAGCGATGGTGTCCGTAAATAAGGACGGAAACTTTGTGCTGCATCATTTCGGAATAGACAATCTTTTACAAGAGATAGTAAATGGTCACCCTAGAGACGATGTTAAAGTTTTCGGTGTTAGGGACATAGGTGGCACTCGTCCTTTGTACAATCCTAACGACAAGGATAAGTATGACGCGGTGGAGGTTACTATTACAAGACCTGACGGCTCTTTTGAGAGTTTTCAAATAAAATTCGATAATCAAAATAACTTAGTGTTCCCTGAAAGGGCTGTACCTTATCTTGGTTCTTTACGCCTTATGCAAATACCAAGTATTAAAAGGAACTATCAACCGCTGTATCGCGAAAATCCTGATGGGTCTTTCGAGCAGGTTAAATCTACATTTGACGGAGGTATAGACACCAACGCGACAAGAGAGGTGAAAGTTGGTGATACTTTGACTGCTGAAGTTGATTTAGATAATCCTTACAATCAAAGACTTATACGAAACTATCACAAAGCCTTAGCAGATAACAAAGGAGATACAAAGGCTAAAGAAGTTGTGGAGGCACGTACTGCACTAAAAGACAAGATGGTTGTAAATCTTGTGGATAGTAAAGGTAGAGTTGTTTCGGTTATGAAGTCTAATGCTACAGTACAGGACTTAAAAGAGTCTGCAACAGCACCACAGATGATAGACTACCGAAACAAGGCGGTGGCTCAAGTGTTACTTGGTGTAGCTAAAAATGGCAATGTTAATGGGGTTATCAAGTTGAACAACAAGATGTCTGTGACGGTGAATGCTGTTATGTTGGGCGTCCCTAATATTACTATCGCGAGGGACTCTGAGGGGAATGCTGCCGTTACACTGAATCCCTTGACTGAACAAGCCAAGAAAAAAGTTGTTGATGTGGGGTATATGTTAGATGGAAAAATACACTCTAAAAACCACACTAAAGTAACTGCAGGACACAATTTGCTACATCAATACAAAGAGGGTGTTTATATTGGTCGCAATATACCTTTAGTGTTTATTGAGGAGAATGGTAAGATTGTTGCATATCCTGCTCACCTAAAATCTCAAGGTAACCTGTTACAACAGTTTGATGAAATCATAAACAATAACGACCCTGTGCAAGCAGCTATAAAGTTGAACGAACTTATGCACAAAAATGGCATTTCTACGCAGTTATTCGGTATAACTCCTGATATGGTTAAGAACAACTCGGAGGAGTTACAAATGGCGCGAGAACAGGCTGAAAAGGCTCAAAAATTCAACGACCCTGAAGAGTGGGTTGGTGATACCTTTACAACAGAGGAAATATTGGACAGAGATATACAGGTGAATTTAGATATGCAAGGTGATGCGTTTGCCGCACCTAAAATAGGATTTAGATTTGATAAGAGTGTAAAACCCGCTCAAACTACCCCTACAACGCCAAGCACTACAAGTTCTGTAACTAATGTTGTGCCGCCTGCACCGCCTGCTGCACCATCTTCTCCCGCTGCTCCAAACAGTACAACACCTGCAACTTCTCCTAACAAAGGAAAGAAAAAGAAGGGTAAAAGTGCTGAAAATAAGAACAATGAGAATAATTCTTATAAAGAGTATGTGGAAGGAGCACCTTCTTTTGAATATAAAGGTAAGAAGTACAAAGTTGTAACTTATGGTGAAAATCGCGATGTTGGTTTTGTTGAAGAGGGTTCAGATGTTGTGTTGAAATATGATTCTTTCTATCGTGATTTAGGTTTTCAGATTGCAGCTAACAAGTGGTCTGAGATACATAATCAAGGAGTGCCGTTATATCTTGTTACACCTGAAGAGGTTAGTTCGTGGGAGCAACAACAATCAAAACCCGAAGAAGCTCCTATTGCGCCACCTTTACCACCTGTAACTTCTCAAAGTGTAGAGGAGGGGCAGCAAGCCTCACAGGTTGTAGAGAATGTTTTAAGTGAAATAGAGAACGAAAATGTTCAAGACTCTGTGGAAGAAGAGCGAGTTGGTACAGATAATTCTGAAAGTTTTGTAGATAGGGTAACTTCTTTCATCCGAAACTTGTTTAATAGAAGAAACCGTTCTTGCTAATTTATTCGAAATCAAACAGTTGCGATTTTAAACAATGTTAAAGTTTTGTTAAAGTTCGTAATAAATTTGCTATCTCAAAAACTTATCGTACCTTTGCACCATTGATAATTGTATACCAAAATTCTCCAGAAGTAGTGAGGGGTTTAACAGCCCCTCCTACGTAAGGAGTTTATTAATTTTAATAATGGAAAAAATTAATAAACTATTTCTAACAATGTATGCACACAAGGAGGCTTTGCTTAGGGCAAAGGGTTGCCCTGAATGTCAGAAAGTTATACAAGAGTGGATTGATGAAACTTGTGAGCAACTTGCGAATGAAATTTGTAGAAAATTTCGCTCTTCATAGAATGGTGATTATTTAGAACAATTCTGAATTTATAAATTTTTGTCTGAAAAGTTTGTTATTTTAAAAACTTGTTGCACCTTTGCACCCAAATAAGCTAATTAAATAGATATTTATGAACAATTTTTTAGAAAATTTGAGATGTTATTTTAAGGATAGTTCTCAAGAAAGGATTTTGGAAGATTGGGCAAAAACCGAAGAATTTGACCAAGTTGGGATTCTTATGGAAGATTTTTTAAACATTATTAAAGAATATCAACCAAGTGTAATAAAAACAAACGAAAATATTACAAATTCATATAGTCCGAAGTTTTCTTTTGGTTTTTTATTAAATTAAAAAATCACATAATTTATGCAAAAACATCATACTCAATACAAAATTGATTTTTTTTGATTGATACATAACTTTTTATTTTGGATAATCCCTTCGCTAATCGCGAGGGGATTATTTTTATAAGTACTCTCTTGGAAAAATTATATTTTTTTATTATATTTGCACTTTGAAAAGTGTAAGTGTATATCACTATGGTTAAAGATAATGTTACAATGTCAAGCGGAAGAAAAGGTATGAACCGAGAGGCTCACCCTTCTGCTTTGCAAGATTCGGAATACAGCTATATGCGTAATGGTAATATAGAGGAGAGTTCAGGTAACTTAGCGATGTTACAGAATGAACCCTCTACATTACTTGCTACACGTTTTAAACAAGGTTATAAAGTTGTAGGTGTGAAAGCTGACAAAATGTCAGATAACACTTATTTCTTTTTAACCAACCCTGACACAGGGTATTCTGAAATAGGTGTTGTTAGTGGTAAATGTAACTACCAAGAATTAGGAGACGAAATAAAAGATTGCGATGAATGCAATTCTTATGGAGAACTTGCTGTGCCGCTTGAGCAACAAGAGCAAGTGGAGGGTTGTACCTATAAGACATTGATTTCTGACGAGTGTGACCAAACACGCAGTTTCAACTTTGACATTTACCACCCTATAAAAGACGGCAACATTGTTATCAAGGACGAGAAGTGTGGTAAGAGAATGTATTGGACTGACAATTACAATCCGCCTCGTTACATTGACCTTGATAACTTGGAGCAATATAAGTATGCAGAGGACGCAGTTTGCGATATACCTGCAAAACTCAAATGTGAGGACTGCAATCAGAACGATTACGTGAAGTGTCCGAATGTGGATAAAATGCGTATTTTCCCTATTTATTCGCACCCTTGCTTAGAACCTGATGTGATAATGGTGGGTGGTAATTTAAGAAAGGGTACGTATGAATTTATTATTGCCTATTGTACAAAATCAGGTGAGGAAATAACTCCTTATATGTCTATTACCAATCCTATATCTATTTTTGATAAACAATCTGTAGTACAAAATCAAACACAGATTGCTGACATCACTAATTTAGGTATAAGATTATCTGTAAGAAATTTAGATAAAAAATATCAATATTACAAAGTAGCGGTAATACATAGAGCCGATGTAAATAACAACACTTCTTATTTTGTTGAGGGGATACATCCTACAACAGAAGATAAAGTTTATTATACAAGAGAAGGGGAAAAGAGAATAACCCTCGAACAATTGTTGCAGGAGAAGACCTTTTACGAACGTTCTGAAGGTCTCACCGAGAGCAACAACACTTTATTTCAATATGGTCTTACCTCACATAGAGAGTGGAATCTGCAGCCTGTTGTGAATTTTATGGGCGCATTTATGAAGTGGGGTACAATGAAAGCGGACGAGAGTCTGTATGAAGATGGTGTGAATTGCTCTATGTATAGAGGGTATATGCGAGACGAAGTGTATCCTTTTGCTATACGTTTTATCACTAACACGGGGTATAAAACTCCTATATATCCACTAATACCTCGCCCTGCGTATCGTGAAGAGAGACGTAGGGTTGTTCCTGCTTCTGCTAACACCCCTGCTAAAGTTAGAGAGGCTCTAAAAAATCACAACAATGCGGACATACGCTCTGTGAATGAATACAATCCTGATTGTTCTGACACGGAACGCTTGGAGTATTGGCAGTACTACAACACTGCGGGTGTGGGTACATATTGTGAGGCTGAACCTAATGTTGAGTTTGAATTTCTGAACGTTAATGAGGATAGAAAGTTTTCAATAAAAAGGGTTGCGTCTTTTGAGTTAAACGAACAGGCTACTTTCGATAGATGGAAAAAAGATAGACAACAGAACATAATATCTTTTAAATTAGATGTTTCTGGTTTATCTGCAAGAAAAGCTAAAGAGTTAGGTGTTGAAAAGACAGCTTACAATAACTTCTTTGAGTACTTTAAGATACTAATGAACGCGGTTTATGAAAAATCCGATGTTCAAGAATTGCACGACCTATACAACGAGGAAGGAGAAGACGCTCAACGTAAGAAATTGTGGGATAATTTCTGCAATTTTGTGTTGAGAGGTGAGGAGATTGTGGGTCGTACTACCCACGAAATCACTTTCAAAAGCAAGGTGTTCAACGAATTGATGGGTATTAACGAAACGGAGGCTAAAAACCAATATGACATAGGTATTGATATAGACACAGAAACAGGTTGTAACACTCCTGAGTGGGTAGATATAGAACAAGAAGATGTTAAAAAAGAAGCTCGCGACTTGTCTTTGTCAATAGACGAAATGAGTATAGATTCTTCAACTTTTGACGAGGAGTTTATATACAAAAAAGGAGATGAGATGGAACGTTCTTATGAATGTACCGCTTGCCGTCCTTTTGAGACAGATGCTGAGGCTGAGGAGATAATCAAGGGTAGAGATAATCCTGGTGATTTAGATGGTAGAGATACGGTGAAACATTTTGACAACTATCTTGCTCACGATATTGATTTTATGTATAAATATGCCGATTGGTATATTGATGGTAATTTTACAATGGAGACAAAGTGTAATAGCGATTGTAAAAAACTTGCTCAATTTGGTGAGCTTAATGTTCCTATTATTGGTTCACTTATAAACTATGGTTTTTTTGGTAAATCTGCTTTTTTTGGATGTCCTAGTTATTGTGAATACACTCGTAGAAAATGGCACAACTTCATTGTTAGACCTAAATATATTTTCTTAAAACGTGATTTACAACAATTCACCAACGTAATAACAAAAAATTGTAATCAAATTATAGGTAGAGCATTGGAGTTATCTCCTTCAGCTCAACCTTATGAGAATACTATACCTTTCTTTTTTGGAAATTTTGGTGGAGATACAGACAATGAGTTTTTCTTGAGATATAATGAGAAGAATGGGAAAAAGTCTAAGAATATTTTTGAACATAGTAACAACTTTTCAGGAAACTCACACATATTGACAGGTGGTATTCCTAAAGAGATGATGGAGGAACTCACAAATCGTATTTTGAATGGTGAAAACATTGCAATCGATGAAAGTCTTTATCAAGATATGAACCTTTTTTCCGACAAGGGTTTTACTAAAGGTTCTTTAGCATTCAAAGGTAAATTTGAAGATGACACCAAAAGGATGTTTTTAGAAATTGTTCCGTTATCTAAAGGTGTAAGAAACAACGACTATCACAGTATTCACATAGAGTGGCTTGAGAGAAGAAGAGAAGTTGTGCGTGTCACAATTTTCAAAGATAGTACTTTAAAGAAAATACTTAAGCAGTCTATAGTGGAGATAAAACCTAAAAGCAGTGATAGTACGGATGGTGTTTTTATTGAACTATCTTTGAAAGATGGTTTTAGAAAAAATCAATATTTCTATGTCGTTGTAGAACCTAGTTACGAGGTTGCCGACATTAATTACCCTGTTAAACTAACGTCTGCACAGACGTATGTGGATGGTGTTTTAAATAATGCGAGAAAGGCAGAACTCAATGTTTTTAGAGATTATGTAGGTGATTGGGTTACACCTATGGACGTGTTAAATAAGAAGAAAGTCTTTAGAACGGTGATACCTTTAGGTTGTTTCTCTGTTGTTTTGCGTAAAGAGGAAGTGAAGGAAACTATTCTTACTTTCTCTAAAGTGTGGTTGAATAAAACAGTAACCTTTAATTTTGATTGTACGCACAAAGTGCCTGTTTATAAAGGCTGCAAACCTGTTGATTACAAAAAAGGAGAAATGGGTTATTGGGAGTCGTCATTTAAATATCCTGATAACAAGGAGTTGTACGATTCGTCAAACCTTAAAATAAGCACTAAAGATGTGCCTGCTGTATATGAGGCTAAATTTAGACAATGGTATGGTTTCCCTAGTGCGCAAGATGTTACTGAGGGTGAAAACACATACTTCAAACTAAATGACAACTCTAAATTCTATTGTAAGCCTATACGTCACTATCGTATGCCTGACAATGTGACAGCTCCTTTTATGTCAGAAGAGGATATGAATCCTTTCCAACGCAGTCTTGTTTATCCGTTAGGTGTTGAGTTAGACCCTTATGTTATTCACGCATTTTTAAATGTTGCTGAAAAGAACGGATTGCTCACAAACGAAGAGAGAAACTCTATTGTTGGCTACGAAATATTAAGAGGTGACAGAACTCTTGAGAAAAGTATTGTTGCCAAAGGTTTGTTGTATGATACATACAAATATACAGAGAATAACAAGGAAGTATTTTACCCTAACTATCCATACAACTCGTTGGGTGTTGATACCTTACACTACGATGAAACTAGGACCAACATAATTGACCATCCTTTCAGGAGTAACAAGAATAACAAATTTACATTTCACTCTCCTGAAACACATTTCAATAAGCCTATATTGCCGAGAGAGATGAAAGTTGAGACCATTCAGTACGGCTCGTCTAAAGGTGTCTTTGCTCCTGTTGAAGACCACTCTAAGTGGGTTATCTTAGGAGATAAAGCCTTTGATAAGGCATACAAGTTGGCGTCTGCTGAAGTGTTGTTTGAGAAGATAATCAAGGCAGGTGAAATGGCTGTAGAGGCTTCTAAGAATGGTTGGTTTGTTGGAGGTTTCAGTAATGGTGGTGGTATGGTTGGTGCGGTTATATCAGCGGTAGCATTAGGTTTAACTGTGCATCAGATGATAGAGCAAGCCAACTTTAAACGCAACAAGTTACAATATGAGTGGGAGAAGATTTTTATAGATAAAGGTGAGCCTATAAACTTTGCCTCTTACTATACATCTACAGGTTGGTACAATTTCGTAAATCCTGATTTTGAGGGAAATACAAATATGGATATACCTAATGGAGCGAAAATCTTTCAAGGTAACTCATTACGAGGATTGGCAGCCGTTAAGTATTTGAAACCTGGTCGTTACTCTATTACTGAAAACGGAGCTAATGCTTCTTATCGTTTTAATAATTTCCAACGAGAAAGTACGGTTATGCTCTCTATGGGAAAAGACGAAAGAAACTGCATAAAGTATTCAAATGTATTTAGTACTTACGACAATTTAGATAAAGACGGAAATTTCTTAAGTAGTAGAGATACAGCAGGAAGTAGAGGGATAAGAACAGGAGGTATTAGTCGAGAACTAACTTCTCAGATTGCCTCTATGTATGTACAGCTTAGAAACTATGTACCTGGTCAATACGGAAATATTGACTCTGTACAATGGTTGCCTACAGGTTATTGTAATTCATTGAAGTTGCAAGCAGGTACAAATAGTAAAATGTGTACCACTATATATGGTGGTGACATATTCATATCTCGTTTCTCACTTAAGAGAAAACAGCCTATGTTTATTGCCAATGCTATAGGACTTGCACCTTTGACTCCGTTCTCTTATACAAAACAGATGAATATAGGTAGGGCTAAGTTTTATGCTGATTATCTTATAACATCAGAGTTAGACGTGGGTTCAGGACTTATGCCTTCACTACGTTCTAACATAAACTTTGATACAGACAGAAGAGGTACAGCAGGAATGTATGTGGAAGCTCCTGCACGTTTCTACCTATTCTATTACGGAATACCTCAATTCTTGGTAGAAAGTGAGATAAATTGTAATTTCCGTTACGCTAAAAAAGAGTGGCACGAAAACTTTTATCCAGAAGTTGGTGACTATATTGAATGGACACAGGAAAAGAATGTGTCTATAAAGAAGGATAATGAGTTTCATTATAATTTCGCTTATTCTAAAAACACAACTCAAACAGGAGGTAAGAAACTACCTGCTATTTATGATAAGAAAAAGTGGGATTGTCTTAATGACGCCCCTAATGGTGTGATTGCGTCACAACAAGATGGAAGTGAGCAAGACCTTAGTGACCCATACCTTATATACAAACCTCTTGACTTCTATCAATTCCCAACATCTTACGGAAAACTGATAGATATGCGAGGAATCGATGTAGCGACTGTTTTAGCGAGGTTTGAGAATACTTCGGCTATTTTCACAGCTGTAGATACAACTCAAAATAAAGCGGCTACTCCCAATAACTATTTGTTAGGTACAGGTGGTATTTTCGCTCAAAAACCTCAATTGCTATCAGCCAATGAATTAGGTTATGCAGGAACACAGCATAAGGCTTTGGTTGGCTCTGAAGCAGGTTATTTCTGGACAGATGCTAAAAGAGGTCAGGTTTTCGCTTACAATGGAAAAGGTGTTGAGGACATAAGTGAGGGAATGCGTAATTGGTTTAAAGAACAATTACCTTTCAAAATGTTAAACAAGAGAGGAGATGAAACTGTTCTTGATTTGGATAATCCTTTCTTGCATCACGGTATATCTATGGGTTGGGACAGCCGATACAGACGTTTGTTCTTGACCAAATTGGATTATGTTGCAGGTGAGAAAAAACCCAAAGAGGTAGAGCAAACAGTTCGCAGGTATGAAAAAATATTGAATGTTAAAACGAAACAAACAATAGTTGATGAGACTAATCCTAAGACCTACAAAGAGGTAGAGAAGGTGAGAGTTACTTTTGAGGAGGACAGAAGTAAGCCGATGGTGAGTGAGAAAAAATCTGTAGAGGTTTATCCGTCAGAGCCTTTCTATTTCTTCTACAATGGGGAAAAATTGCTGAAAGATTTGTGGAGGGATTCTTCTATTGATAAGTCTTACCTCACAAACCCACCATCTAAAATGTACAACAAAAAGGCTGTAGATGACTATGTTGTAGCAGGTAAAGAAAAGGTTGAGGGCGATAATGAGAAAGTTTTCATTTCGTCTAAAGACGATTTGTTAAGTGTTTTAAATAGTAAAAAGAACTCTGACATTAAGGACCCAGATGTTCCTGATAGAACTTCAGTTTTTGTGTTTGTAGATGTCAGTGGTGATGAAAATACCAATCCTTTGTTATCACAAGGAGATGGGGGTCAGAAGTTTAGAGAGATACTCACTCAAATTATAAAGTGGTGTTATTCTAAATATTCTGCTATTCAAGCACCTTATAAATACGAGGGTAAAATTTATTTGTTCGGTAGGTGTTCTGACAAACAGAACTTTTTCACCGACACAATTAATTTGATTACTGATATTCCAGAAAACATTTTCGAATATGATTACGAGGAGAAAGACGGAAAAACTAATAAAAAGGATTCTTGTAGTTCTTCTCATAAGATGTTCAAAAGTAATGTGTTGTTGCAAAATAGTCTTACTCCTCAACAAGTGGCGTTTGCTGAAAAGTACATTGCCACTTCTGTTCCTAACAAGTTCAATCTTGTTAATAGTCTTGTTGTTTCTATTTTCAACGAAAACGACTTGTTGGGTCAGGAAGTTGAATTGACTAATGAGGGCTTAACAGATATAGACGATTTAGTGAATGCTCAAAAAGCACTATTGGAGGGAAAACGTTTCGTTAAGGTTTCTAAGTTGAAAGATTACGACCCATTGAGTATTTGGAATAAAAACAAAAATGATACAGATAAGATACGAGAGGCAGGTGGTGAAAAGAAAACTAAGGAACTCTTATGGAAAGTTAAGTATGAAGGTGGTGTTCTTAAAGAGGGTGCTGACAGTTCAAGTTTTATTTACACATTTAGGCGTCTAAAAGAAGTTTTCGGAGACAGAGGTCTTGGTTACTTGTTCAAACATCTACTAATTCCTGTAAGTTCTGATAAACACAAGAATAGTAGTACAAGATTGTTGAATAGTTTGTTTGCCTTAGAGAATGCCAATGTTGAAACTTTTGACGCAGCCACTTTAGCTGATTATCAAAACAATGTGGGTGTTGAAGATGGAGTTCTTAAGATAGTAGAGGGAGACAAGAACCCTTATTATTTTACAGATGTTCCTTTCAAAAAAGATGAGTATTCAACGGTAAAAGTAACTAATCACGAGAAAATGTACGATTTCTCAAAAGGTACATACAAGGTTGATTACAATCTGAAGTTTGACGCCAACAACTCCTACAAGACAGCGGGCTACCTTAATAAGCTGAACGATGCTCTTGACCAAATGGATGTATTAGCTGTTCGTGAGGGTCGAAATGGTTACTTTAACAATTTTTCTGCAGGAGAAAGCAGACCTCAAAAGGACACTAACTATGAAGTTTATAGAGAGTTAGAGCCTTTATCTAAAGAAACAAAATGGGAAGATTGTAAAGATTGTCCTCCTACTTATCCTAAAAAAGTAGTAACAACTAAGTATAAGGTTAAAGAGCCTATAACTTATGAGGAGGTCACAGAGAATGTGATAATGAAAACCCTTAGAGTGAGGAAAACCATTTGGGAGTATGAAAGGAAAGAAGATGCGAGTTTTACACTTGCCTACTCACCTCTAACAAAAAGTTGGATTTCATATTATGATTTTAAACCTGCATATTATGTAAATCATCACAATTATTTCCAAACAGGTATAAACTATGGAAAAGATGATAGTGAGTTTGGTTTGTGGTCTCATTTATTAACCAATAAGTCTTATCAGGTATTCTATGGAAAATTCTATCCATTTACAATAGAGTTGCCAATAAAAGAGGTTTACAGCAATAGGATACTCAAGAACGTAGAATATTGGTTGGAAAGCAGGCGTTATCACAATAATTACGATTACGCAGAGGGTTCTAAAGTAGGTTTCAGTAAAGCGTGGGTGTATAACAACACTAACAACTCTGGACAATTGAATTTGTTTCTTGCTGAAAAGAACAATCGTTATCAGCAGTTACAATTCCCTAAAATCCATTCGGATTCAATGGATATTCTTGTAAATAACGAAGATAAGAAGTGGACTTTCAATTATTTCTTTAATCAAGTAAAAAGTGACCGAAATAATCTACCTATATGGAATTATGACGTCAGTGCTATAGAGAAAAAATTAAATATGAAAGCCTTATCTTACAATCAACGTATGCAAGATAGACTTAGGGGTGATTGGTTCTTTGTGAGGTTGTCCCAAGACAAAGAAAGCCGCTACAAAACGATATTTAAGTGGTTGTCTGTACAGGAAACACTTTACAATTAGACTGACAAATTGACATATTGCAGACAAAACAGCAGACAAAATGGCAGATAATAAACAAATAAAGACAGGTGGTACGGATGCAGAACCTACCACCGTCTTTAAAATAAAAACGAAAAATAATTCGGTGAATTTAAAAGATATTCACTCCAACCTTGTAGGTTATATTAGTACCTTACCTGAAGATTTGCAGGAAGAGGTTCTTGTTACAAGCGGTAATGACTCTGACGCACATTCTAAAAATAGTTGGCACTATCACAACAGAGCAATGGATTTACGATTTAGTAAGAAGTTGTACGATTATATGGTAGATGACCCTAACAGAATAAAATATCAAATCTCCTTGTACAATCCTAATCACGGAACAGGGAAACACATACACATATCTCACATCGGAGAAGAGGGTATTAAAAATGGCGCAAGAGAGCATTTGAGTGATGTTTTTATGAATGTGTATTCACCTGAAGCACAAGAGTATTTGAAAGACACACAGAACGAAAAGTACAAATCGTTGAAAGACAAGGCTTTAAGTTATGGGAGTATGAACTATAATGGTGATACGGGTGCTAAGAGTATTGCGGGCGCGGAGGGCTTGTATCAAAATGTCGCCTACACTCCTCTACAAATGGATGAGCATAACCACAGCCACAAGGGTGAGGGTTTGTCGCGTTTCGCTCCTTATGTTGGGGGTATGAGTGTGGATAGTGACGTACAGGCTTTGACGTCACAAAACCAACTCTTGCTGTCTAAAATGATTGAACTTGAGGAAAACAAGAAGAAAGAGGGTGAATACAACGCGCAGCAAGCAGTAGAAAATAAACATAAAGAAAGGTTGGCTCAAAAACAACAGGAATATAATTTCATAAAACAAATGATATTAGATATGCCGTCAATGGTAAGAGAGAGTAAGAGTTCCAATTCTCAACCTGTGTCTTTTGACCCGAATATGTTTAGAGTTACAAATTTTCAAAATAATATGAGAGTAGGTTAAGATATGAGAAAGAAATTTAATTTTGTTCATTCTATAGGGGAGACAAGACCTTATTGTGAAACGGTTGATTGGAGTACTGACTATTTGCGTATTGTATTGAGAGGTGTAGACTCGTCAGATGATTATTTGTTTGACGACTTTTACAATCTTAGTGGTGTATATCAAGGTGGTGTTCGAACACATACACAATTTAATTTTTACAGTTTTAGGGGCACATTCTGTCATCGTAAACGCAGAGTTGATAGAGACCTATATTTAGAGTTTGTAAATCACGAAGTTTCACCTTTTCAACATTTCAAGGATTGGACTACTACTTACAACAACCTGATATATGGTATGTCTTACGAAATAGAAGGGATTTCGAGAGAAAATGCTAAAACTTTGGAGGATAAATATAAAGTAACAGGTGAGTGTGAGTTCTTTGGTATGAATGGTCGTAGTGGTTCTAAACCAGGTTTAATTCTTTCTAAAGAGACCACTTGTAAAAATGGTGTGACACCTACACCTGTTAATCCTTCAATGTTAGGAATGATTTCAAACCCTTTAGATAGAAGTCTGATTTGCACTTTTAATTTAGTTAAAAAATAGAATAAAATGAACAGTATATTATTTTTTGATTGGGGTATCAAAAGAGGAACAAATATATTTGATGAATATAATAGGTATTTATATAAAGATGCTATTATAGGGTTAAAAGGTCTTGATGCAAATGATTTTACTAAAATTGAAGTAACATTTTGGTTTGGAGGAGAATATAAAAATAGTGGGGCTGCGGGTTGGTTAGAAGTAATAAATAAATCATTTGATAAGTTTCCAAATACATCTATTTATAGATATTATTCAAAAAATAGTTCTGATGCACTCTGGTTTGATAAAGAAGCATATGCAACACGAATTGAAAAAATACAATTTAGATTCTGTTATGACGCTGCACACAAAGACGTAGTTGATAAGTTTAATAAAAAATATAATTATAATACCTATAGTTATAGTATTAATAGTATTTTCTTAGAATTAGATGTACCGATAGAAAATGGAAAAACTCCTTTAGATTATTCAACTAAATTGAGTGATAAGATTTATTATTATGAGTTTGATTTTACAAAATAAAGGTGGGAAATAGATGAAAAAGAAACAAGATATGTTACACAGATTGTCTGAAATACAAACCGTTGTCAAGCAAGAAAGTAGTTACATCACGTCTATAAATTTCAAAGGTTGGTGGAGAATTGACGAACACACAAAAACTAGTAGCGGTCTTTATTTGTCTTCAGACAATGACAATAGAATTGTTAGTAAGACAAAGTATGAGGTTGTGTGGAAAGGTGAGATGCCAAGCGGTGTATTAGCTTATGAGTTGAATAAGGAATTTAGGATTTACTTTAGAGACTTAAACCCTACCGCTCTCCCATTATATATGTGGTTGAATGGTCAGCGATTATTTTTTACTGCTACAAACAAAACAGTAACCTATGTAGATGCTGTGTTGGACTCTCCTCTTATAATCAATTCTGCTTACACAATAAAGTTTAAAGTTGGGTGGTAATTGTTTTTTGTGTTTTTTTTGTATAAGCCTCTAATTTGCAAACACTTACTTTCAGGTAAGTGTTTTATTTTATATTTTCTGTAAAAAATCTTTGTAAAAAATTTG